ATAATACACTATGGCGCAAAGCCCTGTAGTCAAGGGGATGAGGAGTGGGATGGTCAGGAATAACCACCACCAGCACTGTGTAGTGACCATTTGTTTAATAGTCAACCCTGCAAGAAAACTCATTGTGGTGCAGATCCATCGAGGCTGTTCCAACAACCAATCGCACCAGTCTTCAAACCAATATGTGAGCTTATTCATAATTTGTGGTCCGAGTGGCAGGATTTGAACCTGCGACCTCCTGCTCCCAAAGCAGGCGCACTAGCCAAACTGTGCTACACTCGGATTAGTTTAGATGAACTTCTCGACTCCTAGTTTAGGAAATCGACCTTGGGACTTGGCAAATTCTTTGAACGTAGGCCAATTCTCAATGGCAGTCTTACCATCGAACAGACTACAATTAGTATACTCACGGAGTTTCTTAATTGCAGTAATTTTCGCACTGTATCTCCAATCCAGTTTGTCGATCTCCTGGATAAGTACAGAGTCACCGTAGCTGAGCTCGGCATTCTGGGAGACTTCTAACTCTATGTTAACGTCAACTGGAAGGTTCAGGCTCTTGCGAAGTATTTCCAGCACTTCTGATTTTGATATCACTAGTTTCATGCTTTATCCATTCATTCCAATTGTAACCACAGTTGGAGCACTCCATATGCCGATGTGCTTCCTCGCACTTCGTACATTCTGAAATAATCTTGTTCTCTCTACTGTGGCTACATCTAGGACACGCGTGTTTACTTGTGTTAGCCATAAGGTGGCGGGACGTACGGGAGTCGAACCCGTGTCTCTGCCGTGACAGGGCAGTATTCTAAACCACTGAACTAACGTCCCACTAAATTATTGTGTCAGACCTTCTTTAACTGACTCCACAGTCAAGGTAGGCTGAGTCTCTTCCTTACTGGAAACCTCAGCGGCAACTTGATTCTTTTCTGCTTCGCGAAGTTTAGCTTCTACGTCAGCAGTTATCTTTGCAATGTTGTAGCACTTTCCTTCAACGAACACATACTTGTTGTGTCGTACATTTCGAGAAGGGACGCCACGCCAAGCCTTCAAGGTAACTGGACCTGTAAGGCCTGCCTTTTTACGCAGAGCCTTACGACGAACAGCTGGATTCTTTTTTGGATTAAGACTGATTGTTTTCATTTATTTGCAAACTTGCCATTCAAAAGCGGCATTCGTAGGGTTGTACCGACCCACGTTATTCTTGATTGCTTCGGATTTCATCCGGTCGGTTACCAAGGTCGCACCAGCAATCATACCGACGACTAACCCAGCCAGTAGGCCTATGAGAAAAGGTTCTAGTATTTTCATGTTTGTTTAGACTTTTTGAATTCTTTATGGAGCATACTTGCTTTGTCACGAGCTTCTAACTCGTATTCTTTATCCCAGTACTTAACATCTGTTTCGTCTTTGCTGTAGAAGAACGTCCGATACATAACTTTGTACGGATAGTGGTAGATGTCTCTAATTCTAGGTTCATCCCAAGGAACAGATTGACACAGAGACTCACTGCTGGTTATGAATACTTTACTTTCAGCTTTCAGAGTCCTGGCAATGTAATACTGGTAATGATGCCATAACTCATGAAACAAAGTGTTCAATAAAGAGTCAATTGGGTTGTGGTCAATGCCGTAGACTATAACCAATTGACTCTCTCGATTGTATGTTCCATTCGCTACGGGGTTAGACTCTGGAACAAATAGGTACTTCACGTCATACAGCTTCACACGATAGAAGTCCTTGAAAAACTCTATCGCGTCTTCCAATACTTGTAGTTTTTCGTTTTGCACAAGTTAAAGTGGTGGGGCCTGGAGGAGTTGAACCTCTTCGTCAGCCGCCATGTATATTTATAGACAACTGATTTACAGTCAGCCACATGGAACAGTCCCCACTTAAATTGGTGCACCCAGAGGGACTCGAACCCCCAACCCTCGCCTTAAAAGGGCGCTGCTCTAACCAATTGAGCTATGGATGCAGAAATTTTATCGAGCTGTTATAACAGCTCCAAGATCATCAAAATCGATATCGTATTCACCACCATTACCTCGGCGTGCTATGTCTTCCATAATAAGCTTCTTCAATGCCCTATGGGAGTAACGCAGCTCTGAGCCAGGCTGCAAAGCCACTCCGTGAGCGACACCTGGAATCATGTGTTCAACAACCTTAGGCTTGCCTGCACCCACGGTAGCAACCTTAACAGGCGGAGGATTGTAAGTCAGCCCTAGCCGTTCTGCAGCTATACGAAGGTCATTCTCTGTTGGTGGAGGTGGCTTGACAGTGGCCTTAGGATTAGCTCCTGCAGCTTGAAAAACCACTTCCGGAGTTTTTACAGCTGCACAGCTACCTTTGACGGGGCGCTTGCCAGAACCGCCATTTTTAGCTACAGCTTCTTTAGCTGCTGCTACAAGGTCGTTAATAAATTGTTCGTTCATAATGTAAGTGTAATGTTTCGGGCGTGCTCGTTAACGGCAGCCACAAGGTCTTCAGATGGATCTATCGTATAAGTTTTCTCAACCTCGACGTCCATCTTTAGTGTGTAGTCAGGGTTGTTAATCATGTATTCAGAGATGTACATGATGCTTGGGTCAAAGCTACCTTTGGAGCTGGATACCAGAGTGAAAGCCTTAAGCTTTACTCCGTCCATCAATTCTATTCGTTTGATGTAAGGGGCCAGCAAGTCTCTGAGTGAAATTTCGATCTTTGTAGTTTGTGTCGCGTTCACAGTTTTAAGGAAATGTTTCGTTCTGCGGAATCAATAATCTTACCAGGCTTAACGCCTATCTCTTCTTCAATGACTTTCGTGATCTTAAGTTTCAACGTACAGTTGAGCCGGTCGACCGTTGTAGCCTCCACAGATGTAGCATTGTAGTATGGGCTGGACACCGATATTGCTACGTTAGCTACATTATCACCATCCTGAACCAGCCTGTTAACCATTTCAGCTACCAGACTCATCAAGGAAACTTCGACATTTGTGGTAACAGTTTTGGTTACTTTCATAGCTTTAGCGAGATATTCCTAGTGCCTTCCGCAACTAACTTAGCCACGTCAGTTGTAGTATTGCTGACGTTCTTAGTAGCCCTAATTTCAATCTGAGCTCTGCTACCTTCGGTTCTGGCACCATTAGAACACCTATTGTAGATAGCGTACGGATCAGCTCTATTAACAGCCCAGTCTATTAAAGTAAATCCAGAAGCCACTAAAGCTGGTTCAATCATTTCCATCAAATCTGTCATTGTAAGTTTGAGTACGACTTCTTGTGTCATAGCTTTAGGTCAATCTTTCTCTCTAGATTTTCAGCTTCTACCTTTTCAGCATCAAGGGTGGCACTGAAGGTGATAGTAATCTTACTAGCATCCAAGTCACCGTTGACAACCTTGGCATTCCCGATTGGAGAAAAGATCCAATTTTGTAGCTTTATGTTATCCTTAGCTTCTATCTCAGCAATCTTAGGAGCCATAAGCTCCGCTAGTGTAACTACGTATTCTACCTTCTTTTTCATTTTTGAATTCTGGTGGAGCCAGTGGGACTCGAACCCACGACCTTCTGCATGCCATGCAGACGCTCTAGCCAACTGAGCTATGACCCCTAAAGTTTGGGGGCTGATGGATTTGAACCACCGACCCGTACACCTTATTAAAGGGTGTTGCTCTACCTAACTGAGCTAAACCCCCATAAACGGAACCGCTTCAGCAACACCTACTGATCTAAGCCTAGCAATATAGACGCGGTAAATTGGTGGACACTATCGTGGCCCAGACGTCCGACATTACGGAAGGTATTTCTACCTGTGTTAATTGGTGGACCCGACAGGATTCGAACCTGCCACCTACTGCGTGCAAGGCAGCCGCTCTACCAAATGAGCTACGAGCCCGAAAGTCTCCTTGGGGAGAAAAGTTGAAACAGTGTGTTCGATGCTATCCGCTACACCACAGCAACATATTGTGTTGCCGCTGGGATTCGAACCCAGCCCCGTCTTTGTCAATAAGAAGTAACCGTTTCTGTCACTGCCCCAAGTAAATTAACTGCACATACAAGTACCGTATCCGTCATTACAATCTCCATGGCAAGAGAATACTTCACAACAACTACACCACGTCTCGTGCCCGCCACATCTATTACAAGTATGAATTCTTTTAGGGAATTGCACTCGATGACGTTCTTTATTCTTGCGCTTACGCCTGGCAGCTGGAGACGTATCAGGGTAAATAGGACTAGGATGCATAAATAGTATGGACGCAGAAGGACTCGAACCCTCAATTCATATGGCTCTACCTTTGAGCTATGCGCCCATGGAAAGTCTGGTAGGTGTGGTATCGGGATGATGCCTACCGTCCCCCGTCGTTTAACGAGACGCACCTCGTTGTACGGTTTGAAGCGTACTAACTTACAAACAGAATCCCCTAGAGGCCATGTCGGTAAGCAACCTCCGCTATATTATCTATCGTAAGAGAAACAGACTGCACAGTATAGATCCGAAGACCTTCGTCGGCTCACGTCGCTCAAATCGAAAGGGAACACAGAGGACAAGTGCTAGTCATCCAACAGACATACTCGTCTGCCTAGTGGACTAGCTATACAGTGATGCCAAATGTGCCTAGATATTTCCACTCAGTATCGTTTTCATCTGGTTCGCATTCCGCTTCCAAATGAACAACTTTAACCCCTGGAACTTTTAGCAATAGCTTGATTTCCTCATAGCCTGTGTGACCTTGTTCTGTACTACAGTCACCATCACCTGCGCACCACCAAATTTCTTTATCGTTGTGATTAACATGTAGTCGACCGTAATCACCACAATGTTTGATAGTTTTAGCAGCAGCAATAACCTGCTCTTCCATCAAACGATTATCACCATCTGGTTGCTCTGAAAATTGCACAGGGGAAAGGATACCCAATAACTCTGTGACTACAATAGTTGGCTTACCAGGATGAATAAAGGTACGAACCACATCGTCAGCAATATTTTTCTTTGATGTTCGTTTCCATTTAGCTGCAACAGTACCTGGATACAGGTTAGCCAGCTGTGTTCTGATCCAGGCTGTATCAATTTTACCTGGTTTATTTACTGTTTTAACTGTAATCATTATTTCTTAAAATTGGCAGGCGGTGTCGGAATCGAACCGACCAAGACAAGATTTGGAGTCTCGTCACCTCGCACAGAGGACCGCCTATAAGTTTTCAAGCGCCTTCAAAATGTAACTAGGACAGTATCCATCGTTATTCTTCATTTTGATTTTCTTAGCTTGATTAAGAACAGATTTCTCTATCCAAGAAGGTAGACTATTACAATATTCATGAAGCTCTTCAGGCATCAGCAGCAAACCTAGTTCGCTACCCATGTCTTCTGCCCATAGCTTCACTTGCAAGTTCCAACTTTTCTTACCTCGTATAACCTTATTTAAGTTATCGACTCCTCGACAAGGCAAATGCTTACCTTGACTATCAAACATGAAGTAACATTCAAGAGCTGAATATCCATTAGGATCATCTACGCTCTTAACTCCAACTTCGTTACCTATCATGTCGAGATCTGTATTTAGGAAGAACTCGAATTCCTCTCGTACCTTGTCAGGTACTTTTATCTTGCGTTTAGCTGTGTCATATTGTCTTACTCCTATTGTTTAGCATGTAGCCGCGATTCTGTCGTGATCACACATTTATCTCACTTTCGTGGTGGCGTGCTAATAGCCACTGCCCCAACCATGTCCTCATAACGTGGAACTCACACACTGGGACGTTTTAGGGTTGCTCCTGACATATGGTAAGTCGGGCTGCCAGTGTTACCCAGCAGCCCTCCCATTACGAGTTTCTGGAGTCGCGAACTTCCTCTACCTGTTTAGCTTTATCGGCAGCGTGTGATTTGCTTAAACTGCAATTTCCTGAAGCTTAGCTTTCAAGTAAGACTTGTACATCACAGCAGTCTTACCAGCAATAGCTTTCTCCACTGCTGTAGAGGGCACAATTTCACCTATACCCTCTCGCAGCACGTCCGCTACCATAGCCGCTAAGATGTCCCGCATCTTTTCCATGCCATGGTCTGGAATCTTTTGTAGCACATGCTCCAGGCGTGTGAGAGTTACCCACTCATCAGCCACAGCTTGGGCATCAGCTAATATTTGCATTTGTGCTGGATCTACTACCTTCCGCGGTGTAGCAGTTTCCTTGAACGCATCACCCTTGTGCTTAGAAAGTACTCGGGCTCCATTGTTCTTGATAACCTCGATAAGAGGCCGGAGAACGACACCCTCACGAGCCTTACCAGGACCCATTCCATTACGAATGGCTTGTTGAGATTCTGCGTCCCTCTCCTTATCTAGAGCTTCTAATGTGGTAGGAATCTTAACGTAGTAAACAAACTCGAGACCGAGCTTCTTTGCTACATCTTCGGCTTGAGGTACTGAAAGCCAGCTGTCCCCGATTTGAACATCGAAAACAATGAACTTCATTTCCTTACCATACGTGGCGCTCATTCCCTGCTCTTTGCCACCGTAGGCTTCTCCGTAAACTGTTACATTACGGTCAAGCACACCTAGTTGTTTGAATGCCTGGCTCAGCAGGTCATCTTGAAACAACTTAAGGAAGTTCGTGTGACTTGCACCACCGGAAGAATAAGTGATCTTACCATCCTGAAAGTGCCATATCAAATGAGCAGAAGTGCCGTGAATCTTCTCAAGAGCGTAGCACTCTTTGAAAAGGAGAACATCTTGGTTCTTGTAAAGGTTGTCTATATGTAGGTATCCCATTTTAATTAGATTTCGAAGATCGTGTTGCTACACGTAGGGTTGATTCCCAAACCGTCTTCGTGCGATTCCCACCAGGACACATTGTCCAATTGAGCAGATACCTGCTCTAAATTAATTAGCTGACCGGTACAGCTGAACCGAACTTTCTGCCTTCCTCAAATTCCCGGCTGACTTCATCGTAGAAGGGAGCCCAAGTTATGGCATAAAGGAATTGTCGAAATATTCCAGGTTTGTTGTAAGTGATATTCCAACGGCCAGTAACACGGCGCAAATATTGAACACCAATACCGCACTTGGGGCAACAGCTGCTGACTTGCCAACATTCGTTTAACCAGCCGCAGTCACATTTAAAGTACGCAGCAAACGGTGTAGATTCTACAAAAGTCTTCATACAGTAGCTTCAACTTGCTTATCTTTGAACCAGGTAGTGTAAGCTTCGATATTCTTTTCAGCTTCTTCTTTGACATCAAAACCACAAGACTCACCCAGTTCCACGGTTTCGTAGAACCACTGCTTATTTTTTTCGTAAGGTCCCCGGACTTGTCCAGGTTGCAGCTCTTTTTTAGTTTTCGTTTCCATAAAATTGGTAGCCCGAAGGAGAATCGAACTCCTGTCTTCTCCGTGAAAGGGAGGTGTCCTAAACCATTAGACGACCGGGCCATGAGTAAAATTAAATTGCGTAGTCAAACTCTAGCCAGTACTCCAAAGCTTGAGTTAAAGGCTCGTTACGACGTTTTTTCTCCCAGGCATTAAGGAATTCTTGTATAGGATGTTTATCTTCCTGCAAGTTCTTAATTACACCGGTATACTTCAACACAATATAACGGTACATTCATTTTCTTACCGTCACGCTCGACAGTAATAAGTTTGTGTTTATACAGATATGCGTCTGCTACGGCGATTCCACATTCTTCTTGTAGCTCCCTTACAAGCACATCGTATGGGTTATCCTCGAGAGTGCCTTTGCCGCCAGGGAGATTCCAAGCCTCTAGCTTTTTGTGCTTCTGGAGAAGTATTTCATCCCGGTTCTCCGGGTTATGGATAACTCCTACCACACAAATCTGAGGTTCAAAATCTTCTTCAGTCCATTGTGAGGTCATATCTCATTAGTTAGTCTTCAGAACTTTGAGGATGAACTTGGCTTTCTTAAGCTTAGCTTCTGTCTCCTCGTATTCTTCTTTGCTGACGTTCTTCTTGTAGTTGGAACTAGCTAATCGCTTTTCTAAAAAGGCAATATAGTTTAGCTCGTGTTGAATTCGTTTATCCATGACCATCGTAAGGGTCCATTGCTGCTAGCCATAATCCATAATTGTTTATGAATTTTACAGCAAGTTCCTCAGTATCATATTCCTGTAACCCAAACTCGTGTGTTTCTACATAATGCTTATCAGCATCTTTGTAATACTCGTAATTTTCAGGTTCCAGATTTGGAAATCGCCTGGATTTTGAATTGTTGGACATAAGATTGGAGCGGCAGAAGGGACTCGAACCCTCAACATCTTCCTTGGCAAGGAAGTGCTCTACCATTGAGCTACTGCCGCATAGGGTTATGTTACTAATTTTAGAAGACCTCTACAACTAGAACATACAAAATTCGTTGGGTAGTAATTCTTATAGAAAACGGGAAGAAGATACTCACCTACATTGAAGACTCGATTACAATCAGTATCTTGGCATTGAAAGGAGCCAGATTTTACTTTCCATGATTGTAACTTCAAGGTGTGATTTAAGTGTCGTTCGACCTGACCTCCCTGAAAGTCTTGATACCAATTTTCTTCATCAAGCATAATACGTAGTCCGTTCACTATCTTTGTTAGCGCCAGTCGCGGTTCTGAAGCAATATCATAACACCGCCTGACCAATCACCTTTTTTTAATACCTTGGGAAAAGCAGGTACCCGTATACTAGACCTTTATCTATCTAGCAGGTGTACCGATGGAGTTTGCTTAAAACCCAGTCAGTTAATCCGCAAAACTAAAAAACCCACTCTACCTTTCGGCCGAGTGGGCTAAACTTGGTATACTCCCACTCAACCTACTTTATCTACTGCGTTACCTTCATGTCTAAAGGATAGTCGCAGAGACGAGTAGGCACAAATAGCCCACTGCCCCGGCTTTAATACCGGGCGGCTACCTGCTGTGTTTGTATATGACGATTTCATCGTTATCTTTAACTTATCCAAAGTAACGAATGTTGTCAATAAGCTTTTTTTAGTTTTCCGCAGGAATTATACTGACGTGCAACTGCTCATTACAGAGTTTGAATTTACACTTGCACCACAGTTGTCGATTAGCTGGCTCGAAAGAGTGACCATCAAAATAAAAGACGCAGTGGTTATTCGAGTGGTCTCTTGTATTTGCAGGTAGATCTACATGAACTATTCTAGCATGCGTTTGATGCTGTGCTGTATATATACCCGGATTGGCTATCACATAAGACCAATCAAAGAGGCGTTCGTCAGTCTTCGGCTGGTGAGTTAGTTCTACTGCATTAGCTACGTACATATGTTTTCTTCAAATACAGAAGACCAATATCTAGTGTCTTTCTGATCCTGTACCTTGTCCCAATAAACATTGCGAACCTGAAATGAAGGATATTCTTTCTCCTTACATTTGTTGATCCAATGTTTTTCCAGTTCTTTGTATTTACTGGGAGAAGGTGATGGACTAGATTTAACTCCATACAGTTGTAACATGTGTGTATCGAGACATGTAAGCTCGCAGGTGGTTGGGTAACAAAGCTCGATAGCGAATGAAGTCTTTGCGTAGCCTAGACCGTAACACAACTCCATGGTGCGTTCTCGGTAGTCGCTCCAACTTTCGTTATCTTTCTTGTACCAAAAGGCAGGATCTTTCCAGAAGGTTTCTTTAAACCTCCCTATGCCTTCAGTTCTCATCTTATCCAAGCCAACTCGAGAGTTTACAATAATCTGCCTAAGGTAGTCTCGTTCAGACAACTTATCGTAGTCTGCCTTAATTAGATTCTTGTACGCTCTCAGGTTAGCTTGCCAGGAGGTGTGAACTGATAGAAATGCAAATGCCCAACGATCCCACACTTGTCTGTGTGTAGTTGGTGTAATTGTTTTCCAATAGTCGGTGTATCGTTTAATGTCTTCAGAGGACAGGTTATTAATGTGTGCTTCAACTTCTGCTTGAGGCATAAAATAAAGAAACCCGACCATTGCTGGCCGGGTCGTAGGGTTAATAAAGTTAACTTAGAGCTTTGCTTGTTTTGCCCAATGAGCCATCAGAATTGAATCTGCGTCGCTCTTGAACTTAAGATCTGGGTAGAGTTTCTTCCCAAGCTCTAGGGAAGCCTCTTTAAGCTCTTCGCTACCTAGAATCTTAGGAAGAAGCACTTTCTGCCATTCCTTAGAGTCTACGTAGCGAAGCGTGTATCCCATCTCTTCAATTACAATTAAAGTCGCTTCCAGTGCTCTTAAAGCTGACATAGAAGCGGTGAATCGTCTAGGATTAACCATCGGCCTTTCCAACAGCACCAGGGTTTGCTCTTGAGGATATCCTCCCAGAATCTTACGTAGTTCTGGTACGTCCACTCGCGAAATATTCTTCTCTTCCTTGGTGTAGGAAGCCTCCTTGTATACAGGAGTCTTGAAGAACTTTGATTCGCCATTAGGACTTAGGATACCTATGCTACCTGTTACGCCGTTATCAATTCCGATGTAGTAATCCATAATTACTTGCCTTCTTTTTTCGCACCCACTACATACTTGGGGTTTACACCTCCGAGTGGGTTGAAGATCAATCCAGCTTGTTCTGGAAAGGGCATCTTGTTCATATCAATGGTGCCTTCCCTTAGGGGTTCAACCCTGGTACTTGGTACCTTTGCGGCCGTAGACTTTCCTGAAGCCACCCGCTTTTTGGAGGATGACTTGGGAAGTTTCGCTGACTTCAGAAGATTCTTTACCTTTTCCCTTCTTGAAGATGCGTTCGTATTCTTTTTCGTAGATTTCATTCGTTGGCTTGAAAAAATTGACTGGTATATATCGTTTACTCTTCATTCCTGCTTAATGGTTCGTCATCCAGCTTCTTCTTTTTAGTACGCTTAGTCAATCTTTCTTTTTCAACTTCAGCAACTTCTTCTTGAGAAGGGAGAGCCGGGATTTCAAATGCGGTTCGGATGTGCTCCTTAGCAGCGTCCGACTTGGCTATCATAACTGCCATTTCTCTAGCAGTCATTTTCTCATCAGTGGGAATAGACCTGGTTTCGCCATCTGTATCTACAAATGTGCAATTAGGTAATTTCCATGACAAGTTAGCTCCATCACCACCTATGATATCTGTGTACTCTTCCTTCACTAGTTTTCGAACCAGAGGTGTCCACCAGTCAATACCTCCATTGATGTAGAGGTCGAACTCAATGTTCTGCATGTTACCTTCACGCCCAAGCTTGTTACGCTTGCACGTCATCTTGTGAGTAGAACCATACTTACGCTCAACACCGTGAGAGTTGGCACCTTTAAGAGCGCCTGTATAATCCATCTTGAACTGGTATGTGGAAGAGAACCTTGGAGCTTCACCACCCATCATAGACTCAGGAGCCTCACCATTGAATCCACCCATACCACCAATCTTGTCCTTAAGCTGGTTTAGCGCAAGGAATACACAGCGTTCATTGGCAAGCGGATGCTCCATCTCTCGGTAGAACCTGCTTAGCAAACGAGCGTGTGCGCCAGGAGTCATATCTGTAATTGAATGTGTGGTATCTTGTTCGTACTCAGTTACTGAACCTGCAATAGAGTCCAAACAAATCAACATAGGCATCTGTCCTGTTGGGTCTACCTTGGGTAGGTTACGAATGTACATTTCAGATAGGTTCAACGCTTCCTCAAGGCTCTGAGGATGTTGCAACACCATCTTGTCGATATCTACGCCTTGCTTCCTGGCGTAATCCAGGTCAGCTGCGTTTTCTGTTTCAAGCCATACGACACCACCACCTGCGCGTTGAAAAGTTTTTGCAAGATCAAAGAAAAAACTGGTCTTGCAAGAACTCTTCCTTCCGTAAGTCAGGTAGAAGCGGCCATATGGAATGAATCGTCTATCCAAGATATATTCCAAGAGTGGATTATCTACGATCAAGCCTGTCGGAGGTTTTTCATCCTTCGCAAACTTGAACTCAGTATCCGAGCTCTTGAACTTCTTCTTGAATTGTTTCTGGGTAGTCTCAAGTAGTTGTGACAGTACGTCAGACATATAAATAGAAGGAGGCCTAGCTACGCTCATAACCAGGCCTCCCAGTTAATTAGGCCTGTGAGCGTTTAAGGAAGTCCCTTGCCTTTGCGAGAGTCGCTGATGATGCAGCAGCAACTGGAGGTGTTGGGAGACCTTCATCGTCATCTACCACCTCTTCAGCTTGAGGCTCTACCACTGGAGCAGCTGCGGGTTTGACAGCTTTAGGTAGGTTGAACGCTGGAGCTACCGATGTAGCTGTAGGCTTTGCAGCTGCTGGTACAGAGGCCTTAGGCATGTTAGCAGGAGCGGCTAGCCGCGTTGGATTTGAAGGCACTGGAGGATCAAATGGAACATCATCCTCTGCCTTAGGTGCGGATACTGGTGTATTGAACGAAACTTTAACACTGCCGTCAGAGTAACCTGCCATGCACTTGTTAAAGAGATCGCTTGGAACCACCATGCGAAGCTTCTCGATCAACTCGTCTTTGCTAGGATATACGATTTGCTCATCAAGATTGTAGAGGTAATCGGTATCAGCAAATTGGTCATCGAGTTCGTAGGTCTTGCCGTCCTTCACGGAGATCTTCCATGGCTGACCCTTTGCTGTAAGGTCCAGCTTAATGAAGACCGGAATAGCGGCCTTGTAGTCATTGATCAGAGGGTTATCAGAACCGTCTGGTTGCTTACCTCTCACATATTCATCGATGACTGAAGCGCCACCAGACTGTGGAAGGTCTAGGAGGTGAATACCTGCACCAAGGTTGTCAAACCAAGCTGCATTGTATAGAACACGCCAGGTCGTACGACCGAACGCAGGGTAAACCGTTACTTCACGATTATCCCTTTGAACCTTCTCCGTCTTTGCGAAGTTAGGCGCATAAGTCTTAACTTTGTTTGCGAAGTAGTCGATAGGGCAGTTCTGTTGTACGGGAAACTTTTCCTTAGTATCCATGCCGAAATCAGCACGAATCTTAAGGGGTTTATACCATACACCATTACCTGCGCTATCCTCTTTGTACGCACCCAAAACGAAGACGTATGCTCCTTGAGCTACGCTTTTGTCACGGAAGTTCATTGTGCGGGTTCCGGCCTTGAGGTAAGAGCCACCGCCTTGTTTAAGTTCGCCACCTTCGAAGGTTCTAGATGCTCGAATAATTGCCATATAATGTAGTCTTTCTAATGTTAATTGTTAATTGATTTTAAAGTGATGATATTAAGTCATCTTAGTCAACTTAACACGGTCGCTCGAGTATGTCAAATGGGGAGTGTCACTTTTTATCGCGACACTCCCACAGGCATTTAGATCATGATCTCGAGCTTGTCTGTCTGGACTTCGCCTCGAATATAATTCAAAAATGTCTGCAATACCATCGCTGCAATTACTTGCGGCGTAGCATGGGACACTTTGTTTTTCTTGTCAACTGCCAGCAAGCAGCCTTGACGTTCTTCACTGTTGTTCAGAGATACTTCGAGCGATTTCCTCGAGCAGCGGGAGTTGTAGAGACCCACGTTGCGGGAAGAGCATCGGCCGTCGATCCAGAACAATTCAGGATGATCAAAACCGTACTTGTAAAGATCAGTACGGAACTTCATGCTGTCCACACAGGAGAAGATAACCTCGTAGTTCTTGAAGTCCTTCTGTTCCATAAACCTCAGCATGGGGTTCATGGCATATCGATCCGCGCAAAGCTTGGCTTTGTATTGACCAATATCATCCTCTGTATAGTTTTGATGGAGCAGGTTGCTCGCATCAACGATATCGTCGTCGAAGATATCGACTGTCATCCCGGCATAATCAAATTGATTACGAATCGCTCCGTAGTTGAAGATACCTGAGGCTACGAAACCTCCAATACCGCCAGCTCCGGCGATAGCGAGTTTTGTGGGCTTGATGATTTTTGATTTTGATTCGGGTTTATCTGTTTTGCTTGCCATTGATTTTGTTCCTTATCGAAGTCATACCGCATCAACATGTCCATGTCTGGAGAGTAGATGAAGTTAGTAGGATGGCCCCTGAAGAGTTCTGTAAGATCCAATTGACTCGGGAATGGGCCAAACCCGCTTGGATGTGTGTGGAAACTTGCGAAGATCTCCCATTCTGGTTTCTTAGCCAGCATGGTCTTCTTTAAGATCTTCTCCACGAATTCGTTGTTATCGACCGTTTCTCGATCCACTGTATAGAGTACACGAGCTACCTTGTTGCCTGTATTGGCATTGCGGATTTTATGAAACTCGTACTCCTCGGAGTCGATTTGCTTGATGATGAATCCACCTTCCTCTTCTTTGAGTTCAGGTGTGCAGCTCAAGATTGCCAAGGTCAATGAGCGGTCTAGTGAGTTGTTTGCTTCTTCGTTCATAGTTTCTGATTCGACTGAGCATCTCTTTCTTGAGCATCTCTGCCTCGTCGTCTTTCCAGTCGTCTGAATACGAGATAATCGCTTTAAACGCTCGGATTGCTAGCTCTAACTTAGCAATGGTGAGTGCCTTGTTGTCCATGTTGGTGTCGGGGTCGTCAACCGCTGTAAGCAGTATCAGACCTCCGTACACCGCATCATGGCTCAACGCGTCATCCCAGCTTTCTTTGATTAGTCCACCAATCTGGTGACATGTTGCGAAAACTAGGTCATCACGGTCCATAATTTTGATTTTAGATAGTTACTGCGATCTTAACCGGAAGGATAGCGTCAATCGCCTTGTTCACTGCAGGTAGCAGTTCGTGGCGTTGATTATGGAATTCCGGGTCCACAACGTACTTCTCATCTACGAATCCCTGCACACCAAAGTCGTCGCAGACTTCTTTGATAGCTTTATAGAATTCCGTACGCTCTTCAGGCTCCAGCTCATGAACGTTGATGTTCACGACTGGTTGCTCCTGGAATGCCTCAATAAGCCAGGCGTCCTCAACAATCAACGGCTGAAGCTGGGTGAATCGCTCCTTATTCAGGAAGTACGAGTTCTCAAAGTTGATCTGCGCAATGAAATTGCGGCCACTTTGGTCAAACGTGTGTTGAGGACCTTGATAGGTCTCAAAGTTGTAAGTAAACCAAGCCTCTTTAGCTTGGGTCTTAAGAGTTGTCTTAAGCTTCTCCTCTTCGACTTGCAGTTTATCGATAGCCTTGGATACAACGCCAAGTTGGTCGACAAGCTTTGTAATGTCTGCGGTCTGTTCGAGAATGGTCTCGTTTGCTATATTAGTCTTAAATGCCATATGTAATTATTGATCTTTAGAGGGTGGTGATCAAATGGGCCACCATCGAGTCATTGTGTAGCGCGTACAAGCGGGTTACTAGTGCGTCTTTACCGACACCTTGTGCATCGGGATTGCCTTTATTAACTACGCAGTAGTATTGGCTGGTGTCGTCATCGTACACACGCAAGCTATCTTCTTCGACAAAGTAGTTGCGCTTAGTGCCTGGCACTCGATAGCCAGATTTGCCATTACGCTCTTTCTTAACGGCTCCAACTGCCTTACAGGCCAGCTGCAAGAGTTCCTCAGACTTCTTCTCAGCCTCAGAACGCTCCTTGTTGATTGATCCGATGATTACTTTCTTATCATCGTCGTCAAGTCCTGTAACGTATTGCTCCATCAGCTTCAACAGCTCGACGGCACACTCGTTAGCACGACCATCCTTATACTCGTAACCACCTTCGTGTGTACGCTGGTAGTATCCGGTATAACCAACATGATGCCTCTTGTTGATTGGCTCTACTTTACGAATAAACTCAATGAACTTACCGATACGGCGCTCAGTGGTCTTCGTAGCTTTCCCTTCCTTGTCCAAGTGTCTGACAACAAGGTAGTAACCAGTTTCATCAGCGGAACCTTTAGTTTTCTGCTTCTTGACGAACCTAAGTTTAGGGTGGCGTTGGGTTGCATTCTTGCCATAGCTATTCTGGTCAGTATCCAGATAGATAGTTTTCACTGGCAAGCCGTTCGCTAGAATGTCGCGAGCATAGAGAGAGATACGACCAACCTCTTTGACAAAGTTGTTATAGTCTTCTTCTTTCTCATAGCAAGAAGCACGGCGCATTACTTTCGACAACTCATCAACGTTAATAAGTGTGTCGTTAACAGATCGGCGAGTGTTCGTAGTAGCACAAGCAACCTTTAGTGTAATGTCGTTGATCTTGAATTCGAAGGTCTTCTTTTCCTTGAATCCAGTACCATCCGCGTTAAGCGGCAAGGATTTAAACTGATTCTCCACCCAGTCAGTATAGATGTTAATCAGTGTGAAAATGTCCCACTCTTCATTTGGGTTTAGCGAAGCGAAGACAACTTCCGCGAGGTTATTAGCCTCGATAGAGACGTGTTCGTATGTAGCGCGGGTGCGTGAAATACGACAGTTGTTTAGTTCGACGAATGGAGCTTCACTACGAGTGAGCTTACCAATCATCACGTTTTGCGCATTCTTCTCGAAGTCAGCTTGAACGCCGGCCTTGAGTTTCTGATAGGCTTCCTGGAACTTAGCAGGAATAGCCCGCTCTACCTTAAGTAGATTAGTGCGTGCATCTTTAGCTTGAATGAACGTACCGTTTGCTTGAAGGATGTCCTTAATGCATTCTGGATACGTAGCAAAAGCGGCGAGAATATAGTTCATATCCAATGTCATCATATTGGTTACGAACATATACGATTCCGGTTTATCCGGAGCTGAAGCGGTTACAATGACGTGTCCCTTGTCAATGTAGTTGAAGTAGTTATTCGTTTCAGGAGCACAGTAGATGATTTCTGCATTGTAGTAATCACCAGTTGTACAACAGACACGATAAGTATGTTCCCCAATTCTCGTCTCAACAGGTGCTTCTGTAAGCACGTAAACTCCGAGTTGAGACTGTGCTGTAAACACTTCCTCTGCAAAGAACTTAACTGTAGGGTTGGTCTTCTTGTATAGCTCTGCTGTGACTGGTGCTGCATTTGGCTTTTGGTACAAGTCTCGCAGACCTTTGAAGTCGGTAATGTGAGCTACCTTGACGGCAGAAGTGCTGGCTTCCCAGATCTTGGATAGTGCATCGAACCCTGTAATGTCCTTGATGATAGGAGTAAATGCTGCACCGTAGTTATTGGAGCCGTAGTCGTACTGATGGTTGACTTGGATCTCAAATTTGATGCCGGCTTTCTCCAACGCGTTGAAGTATTTAACGTAGCGATTGAGTAGTGGTAAACTAATTTTGTAGGCCATATGTAAAAGGAATAAATCCACAGATTCGCTAGGCTCTGTGGGGGCCTTTGTGAGTTACCTGCCGCTGGCAGGAACCAAGATCATTAGGAAGGGGAGAAACCGAAGTCCCTCCCCAACCTTAATTCAACCAGCAGGCTGATTAGCAGCCACCCTGGAGGGCACCAGTGAGAACGACGATAGGCTCGTCGGACTCCTCAAGCATTTCCTTGAGACGGATGGTGTCCGTCAAAAGGCCTGTGGCGTCGTTGAGATCCGTCGCAGTGAACTGGAACGGACGAGCGCCAACCCAAGGCCACTTGCCATTGGCGAAGTGCTCCTTGACGACCGTGACGATAGCCTGGTCGATAGCCTGCTCAAGTGTAGTGTGACCAGTGTTGTCGGTCAAACGGATAGTAACGATCTTGTTGTTAGTAGTTGTAGTTGCCATAATGTGTAATAATTTCGAAAGTACACATTACGCTGTCACCGTTTTAGTTTGCTTTTTAGTTTTGCAGTTCGAGAGTAATGTCCCTCTCAATGTTTAGGGTTAATAACGTCAATGTATCAAAAACTTTATGTTTCTGACTTTAGATTTGTACCTGTCGATGCATAACCGGCATCGGGCACAGGCTCCTTGATCCTTGGTATTCTTTAATATACCAGACGTCTCAGGACAAGTCACCCACCTGACAGTATCAGGTTCATTCTCACCCAACCAGGCAAGCCCAATATTCGGTCTCTCTTCATACGTCTTGTAAAGCTCTAAACCCTTGTCTTTATTGACAGGGTCTACGCTCAACATGATCGTAAGGTTGGTACAATCTATTAAGTACTGTACCAGATGAAAAGACCTTGTGTAAACCCAGAACTTTACTTTAGGAAACTCGTTGATAACGGTCGCCCAGGCTCTTGTGTAAGCCGGGGAAAAGAAGTCACCACTATAATGAAGTCGGAAATACCATTTACCCTCAGGGTTCTTATCTACGAAGTGTTGTATTGTGGTACGAAGGATGGGAACCATCTCCTCATACGACTTATCGCGAACCAGGTTAGTATTATCCAACAATGTCTGCCCCACAGCTTTATAGATCTGTACAATCTTAGCCATGTAACAAGTTTCTCTAGAGCATCCAGTTCTGACATCCAAACAGCCGCCCTGGCCACTAGTGGCTCCTGGGCAAGTACCTCCATTTTTGGGCAAGCCAAAGTTCAAACCAAATGTATTTCTATGATTTGATCTGAACTTTGTTTTGCCATTGTCTGAGAGGTGAAAAATCGGTTCTGCAGCTTTTTTGACTTTTGGTTTTAATGTAGCTTTCATTCTCTAGCAGGAGTGTCATGTTGCTCCATGCAAGCTACAGCCAAAGCTGCTAACTTACGAACCTCTATGAGTGGATCTTCTGTACTCGCACTCTTAGTCGTAAACTGCGCGGTAGCTTCGTCAAGATAGTACCGCATAAAAGTCAACCAGTCTCCTACGGAATGCTTATCGTAAGCATGTCGAAGTTCCTGGTAATCTCGTTCGCCGTCAATTAAACTATAGACCTTAGCTCGTGTCATAAGAAGGGGTGGGATATTTCACCCACCCTTGTCAAAAATTAGACCTTTGCAAAGTCGAGACGGTATTTGCCTCGTCCAACCTTCTCAAGAGCTTTGATGCTTTTGCCGGTCTGAGATAGCCAGGAGCCTAGATCATTACCATTGATCTTGGTGGCTTTGACCAGATCCGCAGTTGAGACTTCACCACCAGCTTTCGCTAGTGCAGTGACAATCGTTACGGACTTCTCCGTACGCTTGAGATTTTCGAAGATCTTGTCAAGGACAGCATCGACATCTTCAGCAGCAACAGCGGCAGCCTTAGCAGATTTAGCCGGTTTAGTATCTTCATCCTCGAGGGCGCGAGCACCAGGGCCGAACGAAATACCTTCCATAGCTTTCTTCTCAACAACAGCAGTCTTCTGTTTCTTTTCAGGTTCAACAGCTGCTTTGACTTTGGCTGCAACTTTAACAGGAGCAGTCACAGGACCTGTTGCAGGTGCCTTAGCCGTCTTGGTAGCAGGCTTAGGTGTCTCCTTGTTAATGTTCTCTGTCTGTTGAGCCTTCAACTCAGCGATATGGGAATCGGCTGGTTGCGTGGCGCGCTTACCGTAGTCACCAGGTTCGGTGATAGCAAATGCATCCACGATGATCACATTGGGATCTTTCTTTAGAGCATCAGCGTAAGTGATAATTTGATCTCGCAAACTAGCAAACGCCGGAGCTGTGCTGTGCTTGTCGAATTTGTCGTTGGTAAAAGGTGCTTCAAAAATAATACCTAACTTCATAGTGTTTTTGGTCATGGGTTATTAAAGGGTTGACCCTCCACCTGGGTAGATGGAGGGTCTAGGTTGAGTGAGTCGTTATTCGTATGCTTGTCGAAGCATCGTATATAACGATTTTGCTGCTTTACCGTTCAGGTGCAGCGTGGCAGTCGTTTGACCTTCAATGACACCACTGATATCAAGAGTCGCACCCTTTTTCAACCTTTGCGGTGGAAAAGTCAGGGTCGCCTTGACATTAGTTGTATCACAGGAGAATACTTCACCTTCCTGGGTGAGTTCTTCGGTCTTTACCTTACCTTCCTTTGCAGTTTTAATTTCAGCAACAGGAGTTTGTGCAATAGCGATTGTAACGCTAGTTTCTTTAGTGCGATTAGCTTTTTCAGCTTGTTCTAACAGTTCAGATAGTTCCATAGTATTTATTTCCAGTTCCAGCACTTCTTTTCGAAGTCCCACTGAGTCTCACCATGGAATACAGCATCCTTACCTTTCCAGCGGTCCGCGACGACCATTTCCATACCTAAGTTATCTCCAGTGGTGATCTTGCAGTGCTTCGTGAAGAAGTACTTGCATAATTCCGGGAAGTAGTTGTCTTTCATGAGGTCTTTATGGACTGTCCAATATGACGCATCATGTACAGAGTTTACTGGGTAGATCTTATCGAGCCATAGCCCATCCTTTTTAAGCTGCTTCTTCATTGAGACTGATACGTCCCACAGAAACAGAGCTAGCTCACTAGCAATAGGATAAGCTAACGATTCATTCTTCCATCCAGCCAGAATCTTAAAGTCTTCGCTATCCTCAAAGTGATAACGAATACCTCTAAGGTTCACGATACTCTTTGTTTCCTCTACTTGCTTCGTACAATGGTCCCGGAAGGCCATGTACGTATCGTAGTTTTCCCAAGTCTTCAAAGCGAACTCAATACGGTCTAGATCTACATAGATACCAGACTCCGCATAGATTTCCGCCTGAATTGGGAGAGAAGCTGACATAAGATCTGCGGTATAGGCCACACGGAAAGTAATAGCCTTAGCAGATACATAGCGAGAGTAGTCATCCTTAGACACATTAGGATCTTGGAAATACTCTTTAGCTTTCGTAAGGTGGAAACCACCCTTAAGCATGTCAGTAATATACTTCTTGTCACCGGACACAAACGCAGCAATCGCCAAGTCAGCTCCAGCAACGTCCACTTCAGCCCAGTGCCAATCCTTGCTACCTCCGTAGAAGATATGGCGAACGTTGTCAGGAATCGGCGCTTCGAGCTCTTTCTTTTTCTTCTTGAATTCATCTTCAGGAAGTTTAAGAGCCTTCAGTTCCTTCAGCTTATTTGCGTAATCTGGTACGAAAATCGCTGGAACGTGGGACAACACCTTTGACGCCGGGTTTTGGACGTTAGGTGTTGAGCTGCTTCGGAAGTTCTTCAGACATTCAAAGAAGTCCGGATGGATACGACCATCTTTACAAATGGAAGTCCAGTAGGATATCTTCTTAGCTTCTGTCTCGTCATCTTCCTCTTCTGGCGTTTCATCGAACTCTGTTCCGTCTTTACAAAGGAACTTAGTTGCAAATACACCAACACGGGCCAGCTGCAACATGGTTTGTACAATCTCATGCTTAGCTCGAACCTCTGGGTCACCAGTGATTTTAAGCTCCTTCTCCAAGTCGAAGGCAATTGTAGCAAGCGATTTACCATTAGTGCTGGGTGAGCATTGCTTCTGGGTTGCTGTTTTCTGCTTCTCAAACCAAGCTCGAGATTTGATCTTCCTGTCTTTAGTGTAGAACGCAGGTGTAAGCTTGAGCTGGTCAAATAACAAGACCTTCTTATCCTTGGAGGAGTTAGGGTTGAACGTCTCCAGGTAAGGCTTGGTAAGCTCCAACAGCTTGCCTCTAAGCTCATCGTACTTAGCGCCATACTTGTCTGTGAGATCCTGCAATACCTTCATGTCGATAGATATGCCGGTAAGCTCCAGATCCATCAAGTAGTTGGACAGTGGAAGATACGTGTTGAAGTAGTAGTCCCTCTGTTTAGGAGGAAGCTGCAGCATACGTTCCTTCATACCAAGACACGCGGTTCTGTGTGCTACGGCGTCACCACCGCAGTACTCATAGAATGTCTTGGGATCAATGAACTTAGCCTTAGCCATCTCACTATACTTTAACCCGTTATCCTTTAGAACCTTTGTGAGGTCCTTGTAGTATGGGCGATATTTAGTGAAGTACTTAATACCAGTTTCCAAACCCTTTGGCCATCTGCTATCCAGGAAGCCACAAGCTTTCATTCCGTCGAAACCTAAGGTTTCTTCCAAAGGTGTGATACCTCTAAGCTTGAGTCTCTTATCGTCAGCTCGTACGTTCCAACCCATACGCTCTGCTTTAGGATGCTCCAATAGTGGCTTAACTGTATGAAGCAGTTCCAAGTTTTCTTTAACACCATCCTTGGAGATGTCCAGGATAATAGCCTTGTGTGGTTCACAGCTGAATTGGAACGTATACATGACTTCATCATCGGTCATTTTAGTTCCAAACCACTCTGCGTCATAGCCTATCTGGAATTGCTCTGTGTCGATGTAGTGTTGAATGATTTCCTTACTAACATCCGGGTCATCCACTACAATGTACTCGTATGGAGTGTACTCAAGGGTTCCATCCAGGAAACGTTTAGCTAGCTCAAATACTTCTCTGAACTGTGGGCGTTTTCTTGGATCTTGAGTTACGATCATGCCTGGCGAGAAATTCGGGAGAAGCTTACCATATGGGCTATCAATAATGTTGCCCATGTAATCAGTAATCTTCGAATTCTGCTTCATGATGCGTTTGAAGGGTTCCGCACCTAGTGTGATAATCAAGTCTGGTTTGATTACCTCTATCTCATAATCCAATGCTGCAGAGCATTCGTTAATCTGAGCGGTAGTGGGTTTTGGCAAGTTTCCAATTCCATACTTAACCATGCTGGTCAAATAGTAATCGGACTCTTTGAAGCCAGCCACATCTAACGCATTGCTTAGCTCTAACCCATTCGGACCCTCCATTAGCTCACCAGTTTGTAGCGCGTCTGCTCCAGGATAACTCATTATGATCATCAACTTTGCTTCGTGATCACCATAAGGAAGTATCCACTTCTTATCCACGCCCTCCGGTTTAAGCTTCTGTATGTTCTCTAAGAACTCGTCAATACCTATTGCTGTAGCTTGCACTTCTGCCATTTACTATCTCCTTCTCTTTTGTAAAGCGTACCTCCCTCATCAATCTTAAATTGAAAATACGGCATTACGTTCAACGTAAATTCCATAGGAACCTTTATCACTCTATGAGCGTCACAAGGTGCCTTACCAGATGGATAAGTGTCCAGGTCTATAACCTTGGTAGCGTACTTAAGAGCCATCTGGTGGTTGTATGGAATCAGATACATCGGCTTATCAGTTTGCACTACAAAGGTGTGTTCACCTAGATAGGTCGACAAGACGTGTGGTTGAGGATTCAAGAATCCCACCCACAACGGGCTAACGGTCAAAGTATGAAACTGAGTTCCATGTCTTGACGTTATACAGTATATCTCGTTTGTATAGATTACACTGTCATTATTCTCCTCATTCATTAGCCACCTCCGGAGGTTGCGGAGGGGAATCGAATGAGGGCGGTTGAGGAGGTCCACTGTCAGCCATTGGATTGCTAGTAGGCCTACTCCAGCTCGATGCCCTCTCACCATCTTTAGGCTTAAATGCACCGAATCTCATATATTGAAAATCAGTGTTATAAGTGATGTTGAAATCTGGGCAATGTCTTACCTTCAGGGAGAAGATATCACACTCGTTTGTCTTTTCGCTATCACGACCAATTCCCATCACCAGGTCGGGCTTATGGATGACTCCCTTGAATCCATCAATGTCATCACGGCTGAAGCACCTCTTCAGCTTACCTTTAGCCTGGTGTAGAACCCATAAACAGAATTTCTGCCCACCGATCGTCTTGTGGGATAGTTCGTCTAATTCTGCGGACACGCGCTTCTCAATTTCCCAATCCTTCATGCCTTTTTGTATTGCTCTAGGCTCCACGAACTGGAGCTGGTCGAGCACTACAACCATTGGTGCAAAGCCTGTAGTCTCATAGTTATTCACCATAACTTGATAAACCTGGTCAGCTGTAATAGGAGTTTGTCCTTTTAAGCCGATGAGAGATAGGTTTCTCGCCAAGTTCTGTCGTCGAGACTCCAGTGCTGGATCCTTAAACGCTTCCTCTAATTGAATATTCGCACCTCCCTTGTGGAGTTCAGAATAGGGAATTTCAAAGAACTTAGAGTAAAAGCGTTGAGAGATTTCCACCTCATCTGCTTCTAGCGAGATGAACTGAGATGGAAAACCAACTGAGGCATTGTTTGAGACGATGTTACAGCCTAGAACAGTCTTACCACCTCCAGAGAATCCGACTATGATGCCGTACTCTCCAAGGCCAAGACCGTGCATTCGTTCGTCCAATTCCTGCAAGCCGACACCCATAAGCTCCTGGTGTGTTTTAAACACAGGTGCTGCGAAGGGATGTATTTTAACTGCAGCAGCAGCGAACTCGTCTGTATGAAGATCAACCATCAGGCTCTGCATGTTCTGATACATGAGATCCGGGTTGTCCTTATGCTCGTGAGCGATCCGTGAAGATCGACGTGATTTAACGAAGTCTTTAAGTGTGTTGAGGAAGTACAATGGACTGCATTGACCGTCGTAAATGAAGTCCAAAAGTTCGCAAGTAATATCAAACTGAGTATCAGGAATGATACAATCCTCAATCTTGCGATTAACATGAGCGAACAGTAGATTTTGGTCTATCGGACAGAAACCTATTTCAAAAATTGTGTCTGCAAGCTCCTTGTAGAGCTGAACACCAAATGTTTCGTCCAATATCAGGTCGTCTCCTGTAAGCTTTAGAGCTACCGCCTTGTCGAATACTGGTTTGCTTCTCACAAGGTGTCTGAGTAACAACTCAATGTAGTCATTACTGTCCATTGCTATTTTGTCATCAGGCATATTGTTACCAGTACTTCGGGATTCGGGAAAAGTCAAATTCGAGACCTTCGTCTCTCTTAAGATGTTCAAAGAACACCTTCAAATCTTCTGATTGTAGTTCCTGGCTTGCCTCATAACCCCATCTTTTGATTACAGAAGGTATTGGCTCTTTAGTGATCAAGCACCTAAACCATGCAGAGAAATTGATGTTATGATCGAGTAGAATCTCTTCTACCGTTCTGCCTGTATTCTTTATGGCCATACCCAGGTAACGCTTCTGCACTTCCCAGGAGCCTTTAACAGTTCCGCCCTTGTGAACTATACTTTTGAAGTTGAGACAGTTCTCCACCGCATTGGCAGGACAGAAGTCGTTAGGGAACATCTTCTTCTGTCCTGTCCTTGGAGTGAAATATTGCATCTGAGCTGCTATAAATACACCTGGATCAATCTCGTGCTCTCTACATAAAGCTGAAGCTTTCTTGAGAGCCTTGTCCAATTGTGGATTTTGAAAGGCCTTGATATTTTCTCTACCTGTTTGCTTAAAGTACTGGGACTTCAATTCATCAAACAGGTCTTGATCTAGATCGTCTAGTTCTTCAGGCATATTGTTCACACCATTCTTCTCTAACAATGTTCTGCAGAGTTTCAGCAGGCAGGTCATCAGGCGAGGTTACACCATAGCTTCTTAGATCTATGTTGATTGCCTTCTTACCTGCTGTCTTAAGCCCCTCTACAAACTCCTTAGCTCGTTGTTGAGTGCCGTTATGTTCTTCACCATCCAACATCATGACAATACGATCCCATTGCTGAATGATTTGCATCTGAGGGTTAGAAATACCAGTTCCCCAGGTTGCTACTGCATTGGGAAACTTTAGTGCTTTCTTGACGCCTTCGACTACAATCACTTCATCATGTTGAATCGCGTTATCATAGTTGAACACATAACTACCTTTATCGAAGAGATGGTAATAGCGGACGACATCCTTCCGGTCACCGTAAAAGGTGCCTGGGATTGATCTCATCTGCCATCCAACCATCTTCTTGTTGAAGAACACTGGGAAGATTAAGCGTTCTGCGGATGTTGTATACGGAGCGGTAGTCCTGAATACCTTTCCTCCATCTGAAGGAACGTATACAATCCCGTACTCTATAGCATACCTATCCAAGTCGTATAGAAAGTCCTTATGCAGGAATTTCACAGCTGGATGGTCTGCTTCAAGTTGGTTAACAGGAATTGAGCTGTAACATGGCATCTCCAATGCCCGAGGATCGACCTCTTTCTTTACAACAGCTTTGACGTCTTTAGGGTCATAGCTGGGAACGTAAAAACCGTTGGTCAGATCCTGGATGTCCATTCTTTTGCCACAAATGAAACAGTTTGAATATCGGCTTGTCGTCGAAACGTAACGCTTGAATTTCTTCGCGTTGTGAGAAGTGCAAGTAGGACACTGAATGCGGAGCCAACCGTTTCCAGTGGACTTCACCTGTCCGAATTTCTTCTTCAGTTCCGCTTCAAGCCTTGCAACATTACTCATAGACTTAGGGTGACATTCCTTTCTCCTTCCTTGGGTGGATTCGCGGCAGCAATTATGTTTTTCAGCATTCGCTCCCTATCGTGTTCAAATACGTTTATAGTAAAAGAGACATCGACCTTATGCATCCCGACGCCGGCACCCTCACTACGTGAGCTCATCGTTACATTTTGAGGATACATTGGGACGCCATGCATCATAACTTTAACTTCGTTGTCAATAGTCAGTTCCATCATAATGTTTTAGCTACTTTGTGGCTTTCGTAGTCATGCCAATCTATCTCATTCAGAGATTCAACTTCCTTTATTACCCAGCCCTGTTTCTTATAGATGTCCATGCGCTTATAGCTCATGTTCTCTAAAACAGTGTCATGGGTATCAATGAAGTCAATAAGTACGAAATGTGTCTTTTCTGGCACATCTAGTTCTTCTCTCAAATAGTCTGGTAGAGTACGGCTACCACGATAAGCCTCTTGTAGGATCTCAATCTCACTAGTTCCTCCCGCCGCTTGAACGACAACACGACAATTGGGAACGTCTACACCTGCTCGGAAAGCATCTGTGGCCAACAACGTTTGAAATTCATTGGCTTTAAATTCTTCGATGATCTTATCCTGCTGGGTGTTAGTTAGTGCGTAAGCTCCTAGTTTCTTTTTGCTGGTGCCTCGGTGTAGATACTTAGCTCCGTTAGGCAGGTGCTTGTATAGATTTACCAAGTGATCCTCGATGTGATCTACAAACACAATCGTTTGCCAGTTCTCCGGCATCTTCCTGCAGATGTCACCTATGAGCTTATTTCTAACCTCGTTGGTTTTAATCCCCTTCATGAATTTACCTTCGATACTTCCAGCATCAATGAAATGATTCTGGGGCATCTTAACCATGTAAACTACGCAAGGAACTACTGCTCCATCAGCTTGAGCATCCTCGTATGGAACGAATATGAGTCGTTCTCCAAACAACCCCTTGATTAGCTTATCGGCGTTGTTAAATAGGTTTTGGTCAGTCGCCGTATAGCCAAACATACGCCTAGGTTGAACCTTTGTCAAGACCTCCATGATCTTGTCTCCAGTGGTACCTTGGATCTCGTCCGCCAGCAGTAACTCACATTTCTCCAAGGCGCATTTAGGTAAAGATTTGAAGGTGGTTAGCGTGATATCCTCTGAAATATCATGGTAACCATCACCGCATCTTCCTATATGTTTATCTGGAAACAACCCACAGAATTTCTCGTAGGTCTGCTGATACACTGCTTTCAACGGGATAGCTAGAATCGCATACTTTAAGTGGTTGTATGCAGCATAAGTCACAGCTTGCATTACAGTCTTACCCCAACCACCTGTAGCATTTACAATTCCGCTGGTTTCCTTAGCTTTATACAGGAACTCAACAATAGGGTCAAACTGGTAGTCACGAGGTCCTGTGCTACCAATAGCATCCCAGTTGATGTCTCTGACTGCAACGAGATCAGGTTCACCAACTGGAGACCGTAAGTCAATAGAGACTAGCTTGTCTCCGTGCTTGTGGATAAGTGCTGCAATAGAATCATAGAAGCCTTGGAACGTGACTATTCCTCCATCAGGATGCGGCGTGTGCAACAATCTTTTTTGATAGTCGTTGACCATCTGCCAGCGTTCACGTTTAAAGCCTCTATGAGTGTACTGCAAGAACTTCGGGATGTAAGGCGGCGCAGGATTAACCCTTACCGCCCCATCGACTCTTGTGACTTCAATGTCCATTATTCTGCTTTCTTAGGTTGGTCCTTCACACTATTTACCATATTTACACAGGACGCCACAAAACGAGTTCTGCGGTCGCTGTTTAAAAGTACATAGCCAATGAATACACCAGCACCTACACAAAGTATTTCAATCATAGTTGTATTGTTCTATCTACCACAGTTGATAGCTGCGGATCGTGGTCGATGATTAAGACCTGATTGACGATTTTGTTAGTTCTGATATCTTCAATCAACCGAAAGTACGCTTTCCGGTTAGACTCGGAAAGGTGTGTCGTACCTTCGTCAACAATCCACATAGGGAATGATTGTGCAAACATTTTGTGCAAAGCCAGGCGGAGACAAATACCAACGATCATTTCCTGACCGCCAGATACCATAGGCATCTCTTGGTTCTCCGTGTTTAACATTTGGATCCTGAAGCCCTCTGCGATTTTGGCCCTATAAGGAATGTTGAACTTATCCAGGTACTTGGTCAAGTGTGCCTGGACATGTTCACTGTAGCTCTCTATGAGCTTACGAGGGAACTTAGAAACGTGGAGAATGTCATAAGCCTTTTGCATCTTCTCGATGTACAGCCTGCGCTTCTCGTTGTGTTTGTGGTTCTCTAATGAGGTTTCAATACGTTGTTCTAGCAACTCAAGTTCGTGTCGTAACTTGGCTTCCTCAACACGTAAAGATTCTAAAGCAGCGATCCGTTTCTTGTTTTCCTCAATAACTTCACGCATAGTGGTCAACTCTTCCTCAATGGATGCGTCCCCATCATACACTGCCAAGCCTTTTTGTTTCTCGGCGTTCAGTGCGAGTTGCCCTGTAATCTTCTGTAACTCTAGCTCCGCAGCGTTTGAAACCTTAGTGCCAGACTTATAGGTATCTATCGCCTTCGATAAAATGTCTAACTCCTCTTGTGAGTAAGTTATGTCATCGTATCTGGATAGCTGCTGCTTGAGATTGCTTACTCTCTGGTACTGTCCTTCCATTAATGAAAGGTCAGCAGTGAGTCGCTGTAGCCTTTTGTTGGCAACAGTATACTTAGCATTGCAAGCTACCGCCATCTTACGAGCTTCTGCTTCTTGCTCTACGTGGTGAGCCATTGCTTCCACAATGTCCTTTATTTCCTGACCACAAGTGGGGCAAGCTACATGACCTTGCAAATCCTGGTAGGTAGTTCCCAGCTCTTTCAGTCTTTGGATCTCAGCATTTGCAGTAACGAGCTTATTGTAGACTTCCTTAACTTCAGCGTCTACTTCAGCTACCTTACCTCTGCTTTCCTCCAGCTGCTCATATGTAGGAGATTGCGCCTCGACACGGAATAGCTCGTCTTCCAGCAGTTGGGTATGCTCGGCTAACTTCTTCTGGGACAGCAGGTGATTGTAAGCAGCGGTCAGCTCATCTATGTCTAGACCTTCCAAACCTTTCTGAGCTGTGTTATACCACATCTCCTGGGTCTGCTTAGATATATCCAATCCGCGTGCTTCTAGTTCCAAGCGAGGCTTCTCAATAGAGTCCCTTTGGCACTTCTCCAGAAACGCTATACGCTCCATGATGCATTTGAGGAATGCGTCATTGAGGATAGCTGAGGTCTTCTGGTCTATCTCCTGTAGGATGTTATTTCTTACAGTAGCTACCCTGGCTTCTTCGGATTGTAGCTGGCTTACATTCTCTTCAAACTTCTCAGGAGGGCAGGTTTTGATGTACTGGTCCCAAATGATACTACGGAGTCGTTCAGTAGGAGGAACTAGGAAAATCTTTTGGAATACCTTCTCTCTAACTGTGGAATCACCACTGAAAAGCAACGGTATGTCGCCTTGGGCAGCTATGATTACATTGTTAAACAGACTGGTATCTATTTGTAGCAACTTAGCCCACAGATCTTTTACCTCTGTGGCTTTGTTGTATTTAGTTCCATCATACTGTAAAACTACTTTAGACGTAGCTAGGTGGCGCTCCAGCACAGCTTCTTTGTCGTTGAGTGTAAGTGTACCTCTGACCCATCCTTCGGTTTCTCCAAGGGTAATAGACTCTTGTTTACTTTTTGTGTCTACTTCTCCAGTAAACAAGAACCTAATAGCACTTATGACGGAGGACTTGCCTGATCCGTTATCTCCTACAATAGCTGTCACTCCAGATCCAAAATCCAATTCAAGATTCCTATGACACTTGTAGTTCTTCAATATTAAATTATCTAGTTGTATCATAGTTCAAATGAAAGATTCCTATCTACCTTAACTGGTGGCGGAGGTGGAGGCATTGCCATCTGCTTCTTAACCTCTCCAAGTACATCCACGTATATGGACATTACAGCTGGAGGTGCATCAGCGACTAGTTGAGTGAAGTTAATGGTACTAGGATTATTAGTACGTCTTACCTCAGCCTGTGGAATCGCGTTTCGATAAGGATTAGTAGCAGCCCTACGAGCCATCATAGGATCGTTAACTGCTTGGATCATCGTCATCATCTGCGGATAAGTATAGTCACCTGTAGGTAATATACTCCGACGTTGGGCTTCCTCAGCTAGTTCTATAGTCTTGTTGATGTAGTATTCAGGTACAAACCCAAGATAGGTTAGATTGTTTTGCCTGGCTGCTACAGCGTTGGTACCGGCAGGTGCTCTGGCCTCATACTCCAGTATCTTGCGATACAGGTAACACATGGAATTTTTGACATGGTTATCATCCATCTCAGCAATTCTGATTACTCTGCCATCCATTGTTTTCCACATTCCTGCTGCGCTCATGCCAATGCCTTTGCTTTGAAGGTATCAAGACTTAACTTTGGATCTGCTGCGCCAAGCGTTTCTGAAAGTAAGCTGTAGATTTCCTGGTCACCCTCACAGCATTCTGTAAGTGCTCCATCAATCTTTTCTTCAGTTTTGATTTCAGAACGTATGTTAATGACTTCTTCTGTCCCTGTTTTCACACTTCTAATAGATTGACTCAACCTGACAAATCCTAGGTTATACAAAGGTTTAATCTTACTTAGGTAAGGCTCAGAATCAGCATCGTAGTCAATACAGAACACCGGCCTGTAAGGCGAGTCCTTGTGATACTTGATGTGGGATTCCAGGTCGAACACCTTGTGATTGTCACCTTTAAAGTTGATCCTTGTAAAAGATCTCCTCTGTGCAAATGGAAGTCGGTATAGCTTATGGCCATCACAATAAAGCACGCTCTTGGGATGTTTAATCTCAGAGATGTCTATGATACCCAAACTACCACAATATCCAATGTAGGCTTCACGGTCTTTCTCCGCTAGCCTTCCTTCCAAGGGAATATGAATATCCCCTGCGATTACTCCCTGTAGATTAGGGAATAGGTCAAACAGTTCAACTTCACTAAAGTCGACTTTCTTCTTAGCCTCGGTAAACTGGTACAGCGCGGGAAACTGAGCATGGAGAAATATCCAATGCACCTCTTCGGCTTCGGGCTGCCAACCTGTTTCACCACTAACCAGTCGCTCCATTAAAGCTTTGGTTGTGCTTGTGCTATAGTCGTAGTAGTCAACACCTGTAAAGCTTTGTATACACTGTACAGGCTGCATTCCACCTACACTACACCAAGTCTCACCTCTAATAGGCTTATCATGGTCACCCGCTATACCTACAAGCGTAACTCCTGCTTTGAGCAATCGATTAGACTGTTCCTTAAGCAGAGATATCATGTGAGGTTTAGGTTGGTTGTCGTCGAATAAGTCTCCAACGATTACCAGTGCGTCTACGTTCTTTGTAATTGCTAAATCACAAAGTCGAATGAAATTGTCTGTGAGATCATCCTCCAGTTCTGGGATATTGTATAGTTTGTGCCCCAAGTGGATGTCGGAAGAAGCTATGAAGCTCCTCCCGACAATCCCATCCTGGAGGGTAAAGAGTTCCTTACCCTCGTTCATAATCAATTGTAGTAGAAAAACCACCCAAACTTCTTAGCAGCAGTTTCGAGCTCTTCCTTATTATCAAAGAGAAGAATTTGAACATCTTCCTTGTGCTTCAGAAAATCAGCAATAGCGTCATCCGCTGTGGCGAAGCGAGTAAGGAGACCCATCTCCATTCTATTACCATAGAAGATAGCATATTCTGTACCCGCCATCGCTCTAAGTTGAATAACCAAAGCAATGTACTTAACAGGTCGTGATGACCTAGAGACATCTGAATACTGCAAGGCTAGTACAGTTTTAGGATTCTCTGACCATTGCTTAATTGCCTCCTCTGAAGAGACCAAAGCTTCAACGATAGGTGCTGGTGCTTGAACTTTTTCATAGGCGACTTTCAATTACTCGGACTTCTTCCTTAATGACTGCATCACGGTTAGTTCCTCGGGCAATCAATTCGCCTGCAGGAGTACGTGCTTCCCATTCCTGTGCGTCATGGTTGAACTCCACATTGGAGGCACGCTTTACTTCCATTGGGCCCAAGGCCAACGCGGGCAGCTTATCATTGTAAACTGCCACAACGTTGGCTTGGGTGTCAATCTTGATTTTCACTATTCGAGCTCGCGCTTGAGGATCAGGTCGTCTGCCTTAACAAAGGCATCCGCCGTAGATTTGCGGCTGGATTCGTCCACTTGACCGAGCATCTTTTCAATGTCGGCAGTGGCTTCCTGGCAGCCGGCACCCATACCGCACGTATCCGTGCCAGTAATGTTACCGTTCGTACCGATTTGGAATGTGATTCGCTTGTTAGCCATATGTGAGATTAGTTAAAGGTGATACTGTTGGCAATGACGTTATTGCCCTTGTCCAGCTTAAGCCGGATATTTGAAATGTGTTGTTTGACGCCATTACAATAGACGTCAGTACGAACCAGAGCTTTGTAGAGCTTGAATTTCGCATCAACAGGTCTCAAGGAGTCGGGCACCACTTCGACGTAATCAGCAGGTGGTTGTTCAGTCTTGAACACACTCACTAGCTGATTCTCCACTTTCTTGTGTTGGTCACGGGAAAGAGTGTCGATAAATTGCTTTGCCATATTTTGGTTTTGATTTGTTTTCAGTTCTGGAATTAGGCGAGGTCAACATCGACGGTCATCGTACCGTCCTGATTCGCCGTGCGGAACACTGAAGCACCTTCATATGTGTACTTCTCTTCAATCACGCGATAAGCGTACTCCTGACGGAGCTTGTCCAAGTTGCTTCCAAGGGACTTTGAAATTGAGCCGCCCCACATGTCGCCGTAAACGTCGATCTCGCCATTGGCATTCACATTGATGCCGACGTCGAAGACGCGATCAGTGCCGAGGTCTGGATTGACTGCAACGAACTGGTACTTATCGTTCTGCTTAGGATCACCGCTATAGGTGCGGGCTTTGGAATTCTCAACGATCTTCCAGCCGAAGTGCTCGAACGCACGCTTGAGTGGGTTGATCTGTTTGAATTGGGTTTGGATTTTAACTGTGTGACTCATGGTGTTTAGTAGTTGTATCGTTCAAGGAATGCGGAAACTTCCGCTGTAAGTTGTTCAGCTTCAGGCTGAATAATGAAATCGGTAACCTTCTTGTTACCATCATAAATGTCCTGGGACAATCTCTGGCGAAACTCTTCTCGGTTGTACTTGAAGGTTTTGCCATTCTCTTCTCGCTGTATGAATGCAATTGTGGATTCGCTCGTTAACTTGGGGTCAAATATCACCCCATTAACAGCGATAAAGGCCTCGCATAGGGGCATGGTCAAGATTTCTACATTTCCTGCTGTACGGAAGAAAAGGTAGTCTTGCGGAAATGGATTTCCGTCAAAGGTAATCATAGATCGTCACCGACATCAAGCCTACGGATGTATCCACCCGTAATCTCATCTATGTCTGTCATGTTCTTTGCTGTTTCCAGCGTTATCGTAACTGCGGCATTGAGACGTTCCAACGCCTCCTCATCTGACCTGAAGTCTGCGCCAGAGTTAACTAGCTTTTTAACTTCAGCCAAATGGGCCTTAACTTTGGAGTCATCTAAGAAGTCGAGACCATTAAAGCTCTCGATTGTCTCCTTGATAGTCTTCAAATTTGTGGTAGAAACCACTTCCTTATTACGAATCTTGTTCGCAATAGTCTCAAATACTTTTACAATTTCACCACGGAGGCCTACAGCTGCTTCCTTCACGAAAGCTTCCATCTGACGGACGGAGTGCTTGTATTGCTCATCCATGATGGCTCTGTACTTTTCCTGAGCCTGTTCAATGGCAATATTCTGAGCATGAATATCAGCCATCGTTAGTGATTTGACGTTCTTTGGGAACGCCACTTCATAACAGGTCACCTGGAAAAGAAACTTCTGTCTGAGACTTTCTACCTGTGGATAGTAAGGCTCCAACGAGGCCCAGTTATCAGGATACTTTTCCCGCATGTCCTTCTTGTACTGACCGTAATTCTGTAGGAATTCTTGCGTCGCTTTGTCATATTCTTCCTTGAACTGAGTTAACCGGTTTATCACCGGAATTAGTTTCTTGACTGGAACAAAATGCGCATCCGTGATTGGAAACGGATGGGAGTTATCTGCTAGGAACCTTCTGGCCTGAGATTCAATACGCCCGAACTTCAGGCGCACCTCAGGTATAAACAAAAACTTTTTTCCAAGTTGCATGAACTCTGCAACCTTAATATCCACCTTCTCAGGTTCGGGATCAGCTTGATCAGCTTCCGTATTCAACTCTTCAGTTGTTTGGTTAGCCAACTCTAAGTCTTCCTTTGTGAGCTGATGACTCATTCCCCACTTTTTAACATGGATGTGAACCAGCTTTCCATCCTGGAAAAACTTACTTAGCTTATCGTTTAAGGTCGCGTTATTCATAATACAAAAGGGTGCCCCACTTATTAGGCAGGGCACCCTCGGTTAATATACTATCTTACAAATCGTCAACAGTAACTTTACGATCACCAGCTGCTGACTTACTGGCTTCCAGGGCTCGAACTGCACCTGAAGATGTTGCAACACGGAGTTTGCCCTCCGCATTCTTCCGCATGTTCTCGAGATCCGCCGCGCACATCTGGGCGAACGGAGTTGTCGCGACGATTTCATCAACCAGGTTGTTAGTACTGACTGGTTTACCGTCGTGAGCAAATCGAGCATACATTGCAGAGACGATTACGTTCTCAATTTCTGCACCGGTGAAATCAATGGCCTCTTCAGCCAGTTGATCGAGTTTGAGTTTGCTGGTATCGATATTGTACCGTTTGAGCAACACCCCGAAGATGTCTTTACGCTCAGCCTGGGACGGAAGATCGATCCAGAAGAGTTCGTCAAAGCGACCCTTACGAGTGAACTCAGCTGGGAGCCGAGTGTGATCGTTAGAGGTACCAATGACAAACACGGGCGATTTGTGTTCTGAGAGCCACGTCAGCAACGTACCGAACGAGCGAGAAGACGTACCAGTGTCGCCTTTGCCAGACACTGCATCACGGTTCAACGCCTTTTCGATTTCGTCGATGAAGAGAATACAACGACCGATGCCATCGACCGTTTCCACCACACGGCGGAAATTCTCTTCAGTTTCACCAACATGTTTGCCGAACAGTGAGCCGACGTCCAACTGGAACAGTGGGAAGCCGAACTCATTCGCTGTAGCTTTCGCAAGCAGGGTCTTACCGCAACCTGGAATACCGCAGAGCAGGATGCCCTTAGGGTAAGGCAGGCCGTAGTCACGAGCCTTTTGCGTGTAGGCCTTTGATCGAGAGATGATCCAGCGTTTCAAGCCGTCAAGACCACCAATGCTCTCAAAGGAGAGGTCAGGTTTGATGTACTGCAACAAACCGTGCTTCTTAACCTGCTTGACCTTCTCATCGAAGACAGACAGGACGAAACCATTGTCGAACTTTTGGTTCTCCACAATGGCGAGGGAGAAGGCGTCATGGGCCTCCGAATGGGTCATACCTTTTGCAGCCTCGATAGAAGCTGTACGCACCTCTGGCGTGATACCGCTCTTATCGGTGTCCTCTGGATACTTCTTCTTCACAGTGTCGATCACTGATTGAAGAACGTTACCCAAGTGTTTCTCAGCCGGCAGGGAGAAATCCACGATTTGGATTTCCTTCTCCAGCTCCACCGGGATCTTAATCACCGGCGACAGGAACACGATCATATTGCCACGAGCCTTCAGGTCTTCGATGGCATTACGAATGAAACGGATCTGTCCCGCATGCTCAATGTATGCATGGAAGTCCTTCATCAAGATCACAGAACGCTCATTGGCGCTTCCGAGTTTACGGCACACCTTGATGATCTCCATCAGGGTGGTGTTGCCTTGGTTCTTCACCTCTTCCCAACCGCCGCCATCTTTCTTGTGCTTCATGAGATTGTTCTGAGCATCCCAGGAATAGATGATGATTGGGGTTTTGGTGTCACCGAAGGCATTGATGATGTCTTTGATCACGCGACCCTCTTCGTGAGTTTTAACCCACAGCAAAGGATAGCTAGCCTTCAGGTAGCTGCGCATTTTCTCTTCAAACGAGATCTGATTTTGTTGCATTTGTGTTTTGATTTACTGGTTTAGGACGGGAAATTTGAAAGGGCAGGACTACTCATCCTACCCCATGAACGAAATGCTCTAACAGTTACTACTTATGTAGTCCTCTCCTGGAGACATTAGTCTCAAGAGAAGTGAGGGTGTTAAAGAACCCTTTAGTTAACCTTCCCCAACTTACCGCTTTTGCCGCGTTGGAGGCTAACTGCATTTTTAGATACATACTTCGATTGAGCCTCACTTTGCCCTTTTTTCTTCTTGGCATTAAGTGACTTGTAACCAGTTAAGGACCTTGACATAGTAGTTTATCTCCTGTTATTCTTCGAGCATGAATCAAGCAGGCTCAACAAAGTCGAGCCCACCAGCGTTACTGCGTCGCACATGGCGCTTACAATCACGAGGATTGGGCATTCCGAAGTGGCGGGCAGGCGCTTGTAGTGATTACACCTCATATGGATATACTAGCCAAAGTCTCTGAACTTTTCCAGAGTAGAAATCAAAAGCAGCGATTCCGAGCAAGACAGTTGCTTTTCTCGAACAGTCCTCTGTCCAAGTTGGTCGAGCTTTATCTCTACAATAATGAAGGAGCCCCTCAAATTCTGAGGGAGTTCCCTATGATGAGGCCAATTTATGATAATTTACCAAAGAAGTTACTTCTGAAGTGTAGTCGTAAAACGCTCAAGTCCACCCTGATCAGTAATATTATTACACTGAACATGGTTAGATATCCTGATTACAAAATGATGTATGTAGGGCCTAACGAACAGTTTACGAAGTATTTTAGTCATAACTACCTCGCAGCACGATTCGAAAGTCCTCCACTTAAACGCATTGTATCCGGCTTGTCAAAGAACGATGTCTTTGAAAAGGAACTGGAAGACACTCATAGTAACGTCATTCTTAAGTACGCTAGTGATGATGCCACTCGAACACGTGGTCCGGCAACTGACCACAACATCCACGACGAGGTACAGGACATGTTGTTAGACATTCTGCCCATTATCGCGGAAACGATGGCTATTAGCAAAATCAAGCGAGAAATTTTCGCAGGAACGCCACTAACCACCGACAATACAATTACGGCTTTATGGAATCGTGGTAACCAGCTGGAATGGGCCATGAAATGCACTGGGTGCAATCACTGGAACACTCTAACTGAGGACAACAATCCAATTAAGATGATTCAAAAACATGGATTTTCATGTTCAAAGTGTTCTAAGGTTCTGGACTCCTCTCAAGGATGCTGGGTTGATGCAAACCCAGGAGATCGAGAGATCATCGGATTCCACTTAGCTCAGCCGCTTATTCCGTATTACAATGCCAGTCCGGAAGACTGGAAAGATATTTACCAGAAGTGCTTCGAGCGTGAATACTCTATGTTGCAGGTCTACAACGAAGTACTCGGTCTGCCTTATGATGAGGGCGCTAAAGACATTACTGAACAGGAACTCAAGGCATTGTGTATCCTAGGTCCTATGAATAAGGTCTTTGAGCGACGTCAGCATTTATACCGTGGTTTGTTCATGGGAGTTGACTGGGGCATCAACCCAAGCTCTTCAAGAACGGTAGGTACATTAGGCGGAGTGAGAGACGATGGCATAATCGAGATCTTTTGGTCTAAGATTTTCAAAGATGTCAATTACGAGGCCAATATTCAAGAGTTAGCAAGTGTGGCAAGGAAATATAGTGAGATGTCAGGTAAGGAAGTTATGGTAGCCGCGGACTCTGGACCTGACGCCATCCGTGGTGCGATGCTTGGTAATTACCACAACGCATACTGCAATAAACAAGCTACCCAGTTAGTTTCCTATCGAGATAGCAAATACATTCAGTATACAGAAGTGCCGCCAGACGCAACTGACTGGCATCAAACTCGCTGGTGTCTACATCGCTCAGACACGATGGGATTTACATTCCGCCTTCTCAAGAAAGGTCAAATCCTATTTCCTGATTGGGAGGATATGAAGGAACACATGAGTGATATTCTCTGTATCTTCAAAGAAGTGAAAGAGGATAATTTGAAAGCTAAGATTCTGTATTGTCATCCTGATAATAAACCGGACGACTTTTTCCATACTCTTAGCTGGGTCGCTTGCCAGGCTCACGTCTGGGGTAGCGATCCTTACTTCCACTGCTTTAGCTCAAGCTATAACAAGATGGAAGAAATCAATTAGTACTCACACAGGCAATCTAGAGAAAGCCAGTACTTCATGTTGCATGATGACTTGTGTCGTGTGTCATAAAACATCGACTCACAGTTATCACAATACCCTTTGTAAGGCTGCACCCCGCAGCCAGGACAATCCTCATTAACTAGAGGTTTCTTCTGTTGTTCTTCCGACATAAAATTTAGTCAACGGCAGGATTGGCCTGCATGGCTGGTTGTCAAGTTTCAGCCTGAGGTGTACCGGTTCTTCCCCGTCTAGTACAGCAGCATCAGTAGGAGGTCTTGATAGTCCTACACCGTCCGCTTCACCCCTATGTCTAATCTTTCCATCACGTTGACTGTCGTCGAGTTATAATGAGGCTCTCAGGTCTATCTAGCTAGGACCACACGGGAAGCGTGGAGGTCGTGCTATGCGGCTGCCGCATACAGCTTCACGACACATTTCCTGGGAATTTCTTTCACGTATACCTAACTCGAAAATTTGGTGCGCCGTGTGGGATTCGAACCTCGCGAGAAAGGAAAGCTTCAAAGGCCCTCCAATGAATAGCGCACAACCTCCTACTTAGAAAGCAGGTGCTCTACCGTTGAGCTAACGACGCTTAAATTGTGTAAGCTTTCTGGACCTTGGCGAGGTACTTATCAAGTGAATCTTTCTTAGCTTGATAAAGTTCGTCCAGAGCTGCATTTTTCTCTGCCATCTCTGCATCTACTAAACCTTTCGGCATAATAGCTGTAGGAAACAAAGTAGGTGGCTTGGCACACCCATATTCTGCAAAGGTTAGACCTGCATAAGCATTGACTTCATCCGAGAACTTGATTCCATCGTCTGCACGAAGAAAGTTAATCTCAGGTAAAGCGCCAATGATATATTCGGCCTCTAGTGGCTGGTCGAATACCACGTGGTCAGCGTATTCGTTATTGAGCAAATGACAACCTACGTGAAACGCATGCCAGTTAGATTCGAACTGGTCGGTTGTGTAAATTAGAATTGCGGTCTGAAGCTTGTCAGATTGTAGATCGGACATTTCAATGTTGAAGTCCTCTTCAATCTCTTTACGCAGCAGTTCAGGTTCCCAATTAAAACATTCGGTACCGTACTTCGCTAGAGCCACTGCGAGTAGTACGGTACCGGGAGCATTTTGGTCGCGTAAAAATGTTAGCGGCGTTTCGTACATTTCTTGTACTTCTTCTTAACCACAGCCGGCAAACGCTTTGATCCATAAACGTCGGAGAAACCTTTGGCTTTCTCGTAAGGCCAGCGAGTGGCTTGTTCCTGGATGAAGACTTGGGCTTGCTTTGCTGTGAGCTTTACAGTCTCGTAAATTTCAACTTGTTTGGTTTTATCGAATCCGGTTCTTACGGTAATGGTCATGTTAGAGTGGTCTAACCCCGGACAGCTCTTTAAACAATGCAACGTCAGAAAGAGGCATGGTCGGCAATGTATCTCTGAGAGTTCCAGTATCCATAGGATCAATATCTACGCCGAATGCTTCTTTGTAGATGTCTTTGGAAATCTTCTGTAACTCTGGAATGGAGAATACGTCACCAGCCATATGAACTACGTTCTGAAGTTCTTCTGCAACTTTGTAAACTGAAAGCGTAAACGTCTTGTCTACAATATCACCAAGCTGTTGGAAAACAGCGGGCTTATCATAAACTCCTGCATTCTTCTCTATGTTGTAAGCTTCTGCACAAACATTGTAGTAATCATCCCTGGAGGTTGCGGAGGCTACCTTAGATAGGCAGTCTTCATAACGCTTCTTAGCTTCCTCGTTCGCAATCTTATTGATACGACGCTTAAGCTCAGTCTCGAATAATCGAGTGTCAGGGTAGAATAGACCGGCGTACTTACAGAGCGTATCAGGTAGTTCTGAAACGCCTAGCTCTTCTGCTTTCTTTACAAAGTTCTCAGCGATTGTTTTGCGCCATCCGAAAGGATAGTTTTTTAGGTTCTTGTTGAATTGCTCTGCCTGTTTCAACAGGTCAGCAGCGGTCTTAAATGGAAATAGCTCGTAGGATTGTCCACCTACGTTAAATGAGGCTACAAAGTCTTCTGAGTAGTCCGTAGCTTCTTTGACGTTCAACTCGCTGTTGTAACGAGTGATGTCTTCTTGAATACCGAAAATTTCTGAAGCTTTCTTGATTCTTTCCTCGACTTCAGTGATGAAGTTCTTACCCCAGAGTTCCTCTAGCGCAGCTTTCTTGTTGATGAAAAAAGCGTTACTGACGTACACATTAGGAGCAGAATCAATAGGGAAAGCTCTATGGTATCGATCGGCAAAAGCTTCTGAAGGCAAGCTGGCTGATGCTTCCTTAGTCATAGCCTCTGCTTGCTTGACAAAATCAGGCAATGCGGTACCATGCAAGTAGCGATTGGTCTCTTGATAAGAGTAATCTGTCGTTTGGTCCAAACTTAATCTCATATGCTTAATATAGCATTGACACAATAGGCGTTCAACAACTATCTATGACAGTAAACGAGCTCAACAGTAAAGTCCATCTACCTAGCGTGGTTAGCTACTTTGGTAGTGGTAAGGGATACTCATTCCTCAAAATGCCTAAGTTTGGATGGATAGGTTTCAATGCAGATTACAGCCATGTATTCAACATTGTAGGTCTGCTCGGAGCAGAGCTTGGCATTACAGGTATCTACCGTCTAGTTACCCGAGAAAAGCCTGATCTCCAGGAATACAAGTTCTCCTACTCGGAATACATCGAAAACAAGCTGGTCTCCAGTAATCGGCAGATCCTGTATTGGAACAAGCTTATGAGGGAAGCTATTGGCGCTGCCTCTACCGAAAGAGTCAAGGTAGGCCGCCAGACCGACTTCTTCACTAGGATAGCTACAGAACTGGGTATGCAATTCCTACTCTACCTGAATGTAGGCCTAATTACTCCGAAGATAGTCCGTAGCGACGTAGGGCGCCTCCTTAGACTAAAGGATGAGCACGTTAACAAGATCATAGTTCCTACCTACTATACTCCGTCTCACCTAGCCTCTCTGGAACTCAGGTCATTCGAGGATATTGATAAATCTGAGGACCTCTTTGTAAACGCCGAGAAAGGTTGGTACGGAGAGCTTGATGTAGCCTTGGTAGGAAAGTTTTCTGACCTGCTTACCAGACGTGGTTGTACCTGGGACTACAAAGTAGATAGCTGGATGACTCGCCCAGTAGAACTTACAGATACGTTGTCTACCAAGCAATGCATCGAGATTTGGTCTACGAGCAAAAACGTACAATGCGATCCCTCTCCGTTGGAAGTCATCAAGTCCAGAGGTGAGTTAGAGAAAATTAAAGAGCACCTTAAAGGGCTCACTAGGTCTCAGGTGGAGGACCTTGAAAAGTTTACAGACACTAAACTCGTAGCTAGCTGGGTTGCCGCTCGCTCTGTAGAGGCTGATATTGGAGGCACCAAGTTTAGCTGTAGGAACGATCGTTACTACATTCACCGGGCTTTAGAGGAAATTGAGTACACAAACTTCGCCATTGGTCTTACTAAGATAGTAAAGGACAACGATGGGGAGTTTTACCAACACGGTGTTATCTACTACAATAGAACTGAAACACCCTTCATAGTTAAAAGAAAGGTCTTTGAATCCCAGAGTAGGCTCATGAAAGAGCTATTCAAGATTTTCCTAGAAGCTGGGATTGGAGTACCTACTCTTGCTCCGCATTATAAGGAGTATATCGTTAATGTGATATACGCCTTTAATCCAGATGTAAGAATAGAGGTGACTCCAACCCCAGCGTGTAATACTACTGTGCAGCCCGTTGACGAATGTCATTCAGGCTCTGATCAACCAGAAGTTCTCCATTCTCAAACACAGGGACCAGCAAGTTTTCAGACTGCAGGGTGTCAGCCTGAAAGTCTTCTTGAAATGTCGCCAGCTGACCAAAGTTCGTTTGGCACAGCTTCAATCGACCCTTCTTCGAATTCTTGCCAGAATCCGTCTTTGGTTGCTTGAAGACCTCGCGGCCTTCATCGGCAACCTTAGCCCAGCTGCATTTGAACGCAAACTTCTGAGTGTCACGGTTTACCTGCTGGAGCAAGCCACCACCCATACCAAACACGAGGTTCGACACAGCATACTTGTGTTTAACCATGTTCTCGAGAATCATTCCGATGGAGCGGTACGTAATACCATCTCCATAGATAACTCCGATCTTTGGGTTGAGCTCCTTGTAACCAGCAGCATTTGTGGTACCCCCGAATCGATTGAACGCCAGGTCGGTAACCTGCACGGCCATCTCTTCTGGTGTACCTGAGTCCGGACGAAGTACCAATCGTCCAGGACGCTCCAGGATCTCCTTCTTAAGCTTTTCGCCTAGAATGTAGTTGACCGCGTTAAGCGTATCCCACGAGTCAATAACGACTGAGAGAATGCTATTGGGTTCAGCTACCTGTAAGAAGTGCCTGTATGCGTCCTCCTCTGCATCCTTGCCGTAGATGGTCGTCGTACTATGCTCTGACGCCATCACGGAGTGTCCAGTATCCTTGCCGCCATTGTACAGGGCGCGCAACATCTGAATCGCTTGAAGCGTATCAGTGCCTTGGAAGTTAACCAAGTGTGCAGCACCACCAAGGGCTGCGGATTCTGGTGAGGATACGCCACGGTCGCCGAAGTCATTCAAATGGAAGGGATGCACGCTTCCACCCGTTTGCTTGGCATACTTGCCGATGAGTCGCTTGATCTCATTAGACAAGGTGCATACCGTCGTGGGATACCAAACCTTCAGGAGAAGCGACTCCAAAAAGTTCGTAAGCCACGGGCAGTTCTCGTCCGTGTTCTCCATCGTCATCAAGACGTTATGGACAGGAACACGTGTACCCTCAGGAACTGCGCAGATTCTGACTGGAAGGCGGCCATCATACTTATTGATGATGTGGATCCAACCTTCCCGATTAAAGTACTTGTTGTGACCGAAAAGATCCTGGGTGAAAATCTCTGCACGATCCACGTCCTGGTAAGTGATAACCCGGCCGGTGAGATATTGCTTCAGGAAGTACTGCAAACCGAAGAACACAGTATGGTCGAATTCACCACCACGGCTCTCCAAATAGGAGTAAACAACCTGTGTATCTTTTGGATACTGCAACCAGTGCGTAAGCTTGTACGCATCTGTTGCCAGAATAGGGTTGTCGATAACTGGACGGAAAAGGCGATTCTCGATTTTTACACTCATGTTAATTTATTGCTTGTTTGCGACGAAAGGAAGACCAGCCCTGGCAGCTTCAAATTCAGCATCAGTCACCACCAAGACCACATTGAGATCTTTGGCGATGTTAGATGCTACATTCTGAACGGCTACCCGAGGATCATGTTCATAGCTTCCAATCTTGATAATTACTGTCGGATTTTCTGTGAGGAAGATGTTCATACTTTATTTCCAATTGAATCCCACCTGGAATAGTGGGGTAATGTGTAAGCTATACACAAAGGCATCAGTCTTGCCTGTACGATCTCCGATAATCTCCGTCCTGCTAACTCCTAGCAGAATCGGGATAATCCAGTAGAACTTTACGGTTAGTTTACCTGTGTGCTTGCTCATGCGGCATTACGTTGTTTGAATGTTGGTAGGTACAAGTTTGGTGAACCGATCTTTGCCAGAAGCCCAATGATGGAATACTCTGGCTCCTGCTTCCTGGCCTTCAGGAAGTTAACAATATCCCTAGGAATACATCCACGGTCCATGTGAACTTGGAAGTGTTCCTCAAACCCCTTGTAGAGTGAATAGTCAGCGGCCATCTCTTGTTCCGTGAGACCCTCAGCTAAATTAATAGCATAAGAGACTAACGGAGATCGACAAACCCCACCATGACAATGAATCATGAGGGGTTTGCCTGAATCTTTGAAATGGTCGTAAACCTTCGCCGCACCGAAAAACGGACTGTAACCCCAATAGCCAGTCTCCTGAACAGGAAACCAGTAATAAGGTACGCGTGGATTCTGGAACAGTAGGCCAGGTGTGTCAGAGACATTCACCATGGCACAATACCGTTCAGGATTCAGTAACTCGTACCTGCTCGGGTCTTGCCAAAAGATAATCTTCATCGATCCTTTTAATAAAGTTAAGGAGAGCTAAAAATAGGTCCTTATGTTCAGGGACTACTAGAGGCACTCGGGCCTCTCTCTCAACGTATTTCTTGGCATGCTCATTGTAGAGCTCGTCATACGCGAACCAACGAACTTCTTCGATGTCATCATTGGCTTTAGGTCCGCCGAATGTGTAGGTACCAGCAAAGAACAAGGTTCTGATCTGGTTCACACTTCGTTTCATACGCCAGTCTGGGACGTTAAAGCTACCGAGATAAACCAGATCAGAAATTTCCAATCCAGTCTCCTCCATTGCTTCACGTTTGGCGTCAGATTCAAAGGAAGCAGACTTGGGTTCCGAAAACCCTCCAACGAACCGCCATTGTGTCTCTCCTGGCTTCCTAGCTAGAAGTACACGACGTTTTTCCTTATCGACAATAGCCACGTCAACTGTGGTAATCACCCGTGGGTAACTCTGGTGAGCTTCCCAGATAGCTCCAGCTCGAAAGCCTTGGCTAGCCTGTACTGAAACAGCGAGACGATTCCTTACAGCAGTTCCAGACATTGAAATGGTACCCTCTGGGTCTTCCAATTCTTGGATCTTAAACTTGCCGCTGTAACAGGGTAGGCAACTGTCGCGCCCACCATACAGTATTACAGATTGACCAGGTCCTGCCACCGTACGCACAGTAGAGTCAACGTTCTTACTCCACTCTTCATTGGTTCGGCAGTCTGGGAGAGGCAGCACAATGAACTCAGGATACTTCTCCTGGATCATCAAACGCCGACAATCAAAGTCCAAAGCGTTGTCGCGCTCTCCTGGAACCCTCGCAACACCCAACAAGATAATGACCTTGTGATGCCTGGAGGAAACAGTGTCGAGCAAGTTGATATGGCCTTGGTGAAGGGCGTCAACTTGGAACCTTCCGATAATCACACCTATATCGGCCTTTTGTCCAACTGGCTGTAGTGGGGTCATAACTCTTAAGTTTGCGATATTTCCATCTGTAGTCATAGTTAAGAAAAAGAAGACTGAATCAGAATGCACCCCAGGGCCTCGCAGCCCTAGTTTGTCCGTTTGGTGTAAATCCCTTGTTTCCAAAAGGACCCTGGGGTGCATCAAAAGCTCAGCAGCTGCCGACAAATCAAAAACCGGCAGCTGCCTTAAAGAAGTGATCAACACGTTCGATAACTACGAACATGCTGATCTACTTATTATACCATGAAACGGGTACTTACCCAGGAGGGGGAGGGGGTACCTAGCCTTCTATCAACTTCCACTTATGTTTCTCGAAAGCTTCCATAGTCCAAGGGAATAGTTCCTGGCATATAGCTTTGATACCCCTCCCGTACTCTTGGATCTCAGCCTGGGCATGAGCATCCTCTCGGAGGGTTATGAAGTGGAGGAGGTTCTTAAGATCCCAACAAGCGTAGATCTCAGTATAGATGTTGACCGGAAGAACCATCCTAGCCATCTCCCTAGCTACCCCTGCGTTTAACAGGCTCTGGTAGGTATTATAACAGCCTTGACAGGTAGCCTTCAGGATGTCAGTAGCTGTATATGGAGCGGTAGAGTTGTCTATGGGAGGGTTCCAGTTTCCTACGTCTATACTACCCTGTTTGTTCTTAGTATCCTGGGGTCGCCAGCTGGTAGGTATATAGAACTCGTTGGGAAGCTCCGTATACCTAGCAGATACCTCATTAAGGTTCTGCATACGGTGGCGGACGTATTGCCTCATTACGAAGATGGGCATCTTGATGTTTAAGGTGAGCTTAACCATCTCAAACGGACTAGTGTGCTTGTTCTTCCACAAGAAATTGAGAAGCTTCTTATCCTGCTCTTCACCCTTGCTGCCAGACTTCCAACTAATACGAGCAGACTCCACCACACGCTGATCACTACCCATGTGATCAATATAACGAACAAAACCGTGATCTAAAATTGGGATTGTATATCCGGGTTCCATTAAACGTCCTTGAACTTCTTGCCTTCCGTTTCCTGAACAAACTTTAGGATAGACTTATCTGAAAGTGGTTTATCACTTTTGATCTTAACAGCTTCTTTAGCTGCTTGTAGTCGTTTATCCTTCTCCTCGTATTTACGAGTTTTAGTTACTTTGCTGTTATGTCCGCGCATAAAATTTCCTTATGAAAACTGACTTCTTTACCATCAGCCCCAACTATAAGAGGCTTCATGGATAATTGAGACTTAGCGAGCTCACTGATGCGAGCTGCTGTACAACGATAAATCTCATTCGCTAGATTCTCCTTGGAATCGTTAGCGTTGATAGGCACTAACTTGTTGCTAGCATTTTCCTTCATCCAGTCAATACCTTGCTGAATGCGGTCGAAGAATGCTTCCTGATCTGACTCTAACCTGTCTTTAGCTCCGCGTAGCTTACTACGCTTTTTAGCTTCTTCTCGCTCGAGAAATAACAAGAATGTCACATCAGGAACCACACCATCGATGGCAAACTGAATTGTTGCCTTAACCATGTTCTGGTCCAATCCTCTACCGAATGCCTGGTACAGCACGGTTGAATGGTAGTATCTATCACATAGCACTACCTTGCCTGCTTCTAGCGCCGGCTTAATAACTTCGCGTACCAACTGAGCTCTAGCTGCATTCACTAAGAATAGCTCCGTCTCAGGGCACATTTCCTTTAGATTCGGATCTTTAAAGATATGTCGAATCTTCTCACCAATAGGAGTACCGCCTGGTTCACGCACTCTGAGTACATTGAATCCATGCATCTCCAGGGCCTGGGCGAGTAAATCCAACTGAGTAGATTTACCTGCGCCATCAGACCCTTCAAACGTTATAAAGTAACCTTGTTTCATTTATGAGCATTTAGACCAACCGCAATTAGGACAGGATATACAACCATTCTCACGACGCAAGCTTTTATTCTCACACGTTGGGCATTCCTCTCCGGATACGACTGATCCGTCTTTGATGTATTTCTTTAGAGCACGAGCTAGCACCTTACTGAAGGACATAAGGTCACCACTAGTTTTCTCTAGCTGATGGACGATGAAGTTAATGTCAGAGCCATGCCTTAACGCTGTACTAATCATACGTGTAAGGGCATCTGCACTGTCATCTGCATGTCCATTATTGAGCGCGTATTCCACACCATCTTCAGATAGCAGATAGTAAGCTTTACGTCCCTTCTTAATGATTCGACCAGCCTTGATGTTCTTAGGAATGAACAGATCCTTCTTACCATCGTTCACACCTGTAAACACTTCGTATGGATCTTTCTCTAACAATCCTACAACAGCGTAGTACGGCTGTCCTTTAACCGCCATGTGATGAACCTCTGCTCGCAGAAACTCGGGACGTTTAGGCGCTGTGGTCTTTGCGATCGTATCTCTCTTGCCTTCATCCTTCTTCTCTACTAGCACGCCAGTTCGGCAGTTGCTTCGGTATACAGTGATACCTTTGCAGCCGGCTTTCCAGGCGGTCTCGTAGATCTCCGCTACCTTGTCTTCTGATACATCCTCAGGCAGATTGATAGTTGAGCTTATGGCGTGGTCAATGTGTTTCTGAGCGGCGGCTTGTAGTTTAACTCTAGCCACCCAGTCAATGTCATTAGCACAGCACTTGTACCATGGAGACTTCTTTAGGTTAGTTTCGCCGGTAATCTCCATCCATGATTTAACTCTTGGGTGATACACCTCGAAATTTTGCCATGTGTCACCGTTAGGATCCACGAAGTCTACACGAGCATTCTTGTCCTGTGGATTAACTTTCTTACGCCTGGTATAAGGCTCAAGCATGAACAAGGGCTCAATTCCAGATGTGGTTTGTGTCAGCAAGCTAACAGAACCCACAGGTGCAATTGTAAGTAGTGCGATGTTTCTCCTACCATACTTAGCTATGTTTGCATAGAGCTCTGGATCTTCCTTCGCAATTTGTAACAGGAATGGGTGATTCTTCTCCTTCTTCCAGTCCCAAATAGGAAATGCTCCGAGTTCTTTAGCCATCTCCATTGAAGCACGGACGGCACCCAATTTAAGTGTCTTAGTGATCTTCTCGATCGTCTTGATACTTTCATCTGAGCCGTATGGAATGCCAAGCGCAGCTAATGTGTCTCCTAGTGCTGTCATACCTGTTCCAGTACGACGGCCTCGGACACACTTATCTTTGATCTTCTTCCACAGATCAAGTTCTACTCTCTTGATCTCAGAGTCCTCTGGATCCTTCTTAACTTTGTCTATGATTTGATCTAGCTTCTCTACCTCTAGGTCAATCAGGTCATCCATCAGTCGTTGTGCCACTCGACAGACGGAGGAGAATTCCTGATATTCAAAGTAAGCATCTGCTGTGAATGGATTTTTGACATATGTTAGTGGGTTGACTACTAACAGTCTGCAGCTGTCATATGGACACAGCGGAATCTCAGAACAAGGATTAGTGGATACAGTTCCAAAGCCCTCATCAGCATAGCAGTCAGGTAAGCTGCCTTTAATGATGTTATCCCAAAACAACAAGCCAGGTTCAGCTCTGAGCCAGGCGCTGTGGATAATGGTTCTCCAAAGTTCACTTGCGGACATCTTTGTTTTAACCTTAGGGTTCTCTGCATTCACAGGCCAGCGCAGCTCAACATCTTTGTCTTTTACGACAGCCTGCATGAACTCATCCGTTAAGCGTATGGAGATGTTGGCTCCAGTAACACTCTTCTCGTCGTTCTTGATTGTAACGAATCCTACAATATCCGGATGATGTACCGACATGGTCAACATCAAAGCTCCGCGACGACCGTTCTGAGCTACTTCACGGATAGTGTTACTAAACCTATGCATGAATGATGTAGCACCTGTAGAACTTACGGCAGCATTATGTGTTGAAGCGCCCGCCGGTCGAAGGTTGCTGATGTCGGCTCCAGTCCCACCTCTACGCTTAGAAATTTGAGCGAGTTCTTCGTCTGACCTGAAGATTCCTCCATAAGAGTCTTCAGGAGACGATACGACATAACAATTGGATAATGAAACAATCTGGAACGGATTTCCGATACCATACATAGGAGACCCTTGTGGAATGATATGCTTGAACCGATCTAAGTAGGCAAAGATCAGCTCTTCATTCATTGGGTCCTTAAACTTCTTCTTCTCTATACGAGCGAATTCCTTTGCCAAGCGCCTGTGCATAAATTGAGGCGATGGTTCCAGAATTTGGTCTCCATACTTCAGCGCATACTTATCGAGATATACTTTAGCCGCGATCTCGTCGCCGTCAAAGTATTTCTCGGAAAGTTTCAGTGCATCAGCATAGGACCAGCCGTTTGTATTGTAAGCAACTTGTGTATCAGCCATAATTATCGAACGTCTCCATCAGACTGGATCGTGCCACGTTCATCACGGGAGGCCAGCTTAACAATGTTCTCTTTGGCAATAGTCTCGAGGTTGGTTCCTAGTTCATCTGCCAAACGAGCAAGATACCAAAGGCAATCTCCAATCTCGCTCCTCATAGCAGAGATACGCTCAAAGGTTAGTTCTCCATTGTCATCGCCTCGGATTACCTTCTTATACTTGTTGGCTACCTCACCAGCTTCGCCAGTCAGACCTAAGGTTAAATAGGCCAGAGCAACGTCTTGTGGGTACTTCGCAGTCTTGGCTGCGGCAATCGAATATTCGTTAAATGTCATAATTTATCTCCATTAGTCGTAGACACGAGTGTGTCTGTTTAGAAGATTAGCGTTACAAAAGGTGCTAATCAATCCAACTAATTTCGTTCAGGAAGTTTTTTGGGTTGACGGATAATTGGCGAGGTGTACTAGCTCTATTTTAAACAGTTTTGCCAGCTCTTTAACCTGCTCCGTCACAGGTTCGGTACCATTAACAGCGTATTCCTCTAAGTAAACAATACGAGGAATCCGCTTAAGTGCTATCTCTTTCAAGCACTCAGGACACGGCATATAGTGGCAGGCTATCAGCCTACACTCACCGGGTCTAACATAGTTCAAGCAATTACGTTCAGCGTGAATTGCGTATTTCTGTCGATTGGGCCTGTCGCTCCAATCTACAATAACTCCAGGGATTGTTCCATTGTAGCCTGTAGCTGCAACAGAATTATCGTGTCGAAGGGCGCACGCTCCTACTTGTCTCCAAGGGTCCTCAGACCGGGCCGCTGCTGTTATAGCAAGGCTTAGTGCGTATTCGTCCCAATTAGGTCTTTGGTGCATAGGGACTCAGCCTAACATAGGCTGTGGTAAGGGCAAGAAGATTATTCCATCACAAACAGTACATTGGCGATCTCAGCTAAAGTTTCGTATAGGTCTGAGTCTTCGTCACTCATAACTCTAGCTGCTCTGTTAATTGGTATGACATCTCCTGAGTCAAAACCTAGTTTAATAACATTGTGATCGTCAACGACGATTGCGATTTCTTCCGCTTCTGTGTCAAAAGTAATATCCAGCTGCATATTGATATGGCTTTACTTTAGTTAACTTACAAAGAGATTGTCAACACCTCTTTTTTACAATAAGATTCTATTATGTTAACGAAGACTGAAAAGGTCGCCAAAATTAAAGAATGGCTTGGTAAAACTCAATTGGATAGCAGCATTGTTAAGCGCAACATAGGTGTAGACGAAGGCTCTATATCTCCTAACGTCTTACTAGCTTCTTCTCAGAAATTGATCAAGGTCAACAAGGGTGAAGTTGACCCAGACGATCGTGATAATCTCAAGTTCTCTAAGTTCATGGGCCTCGAAGATTTTATCGAGGAACATATTACTAGAGACGCAGGAAGAATTCAGCAGAAAGCTGCACAAAAGATGCAGCAGAAGAAGAACCTGTCTTGGTTAACTCCAGGCTTCTTCACTCCTCAAGTGCGTTCAGTTATCATAGGTAACGCACTATCTCAAAACGTCGACGGAATTAATCCTCTCGAACATTGGGATAACAGTCACCGTGTAACCAAACTAGGCCCAGGTGGTATTCCATCCATTGAAGCTGTTCCAGACGAATCTCGTCAGGTCAATACTTCATCCTTCGGCTTCTTCGATCCTGTACACATCATGGAATCAGAACGTGTAGGTGTCACGAACTACATAGCTCACAATGTTGTGAAAGGCCGTGATGGCAGGCTCTACCGGGTGATGAAGACTCCGGACGGAAAGCTAAAGTGGTTTGACCACGAGACTGTACTTGATAAGCAGGTGAAAATCCCTGAACATTAATCGATGTAGAGGATGTCCTGTGTGTGATAGTAGTCGGTGGTAAGTTCAGGTTTGTCGGTATTTGCGACAGAAGTAAATTTAATGACATCTGACCTGCTTCCGATTGGCGGTGTGACTCTAATGCTTTCAATAACTCCTTGGTCGTTGGGTACTTTTGTGAAGGTTGAAATACTGACGCCACCGAAGTCCAAATTCGTAACATCAGCGAATCCGTCTCTCCATTCTGTGCTGTCATAGTTTGTGTTGTATGGTGGAATTGTGATTGTGATTTCTGTCTGTCCCGCTACAGCTCGCCTAGGTGTAAAGGTGATCTGATCGTAACGCTCGATGATTTGAAAATCAGCACGGTGTACGATTGGGTCTAAAATTGGTATTCCCGCAGCTCCATTTCTGACTTCAAGAGGCACACTTGGGATGGCCATACCTTGGAATTCAATGGCGGGATTGGCGCTAGCTCCATTTGTGATATAGCCATGTTGCCCAGCTATGGCTAGCTTAATGTATGGAAACCAATACAAAGCCTTACCTTGCTGGCCTGGTTGACGAAGGTCGTAGAAGCTCTTTGTGAAGTCTATGAGAATATCGTCTGTAGTAGCTTTAGAGTTTGCAGAACCTTTCCTCGGAAAGCTCTTAAAGGCATTCTTGAACATAGTGCCCGAAGAAATGAAACATCTGCGTAGAACCCCTTGGGCATTAAGGTTCTCCATGTTGTAGTAGTCAATGCTAGTTCCAAGGCCTGAGTCAAAGTCTACACTGTTTAGGAACGCTACGTTAACATGGTATCCGAGCATTTTTACATTTGCCCAGAGGTCATATATGGAAGATGGGAGTAGGCCAATAGGCCAATTAGTACCGTACCCTACTGCCGTACTCACATGGTTACCACTGGCATTAGTATTACGTAAACCTACATCATTGAAGTAAGTAGTAGTAATAAGAGGCCTCGGCTCCTCCTTTATGTTGCCGGCGTTAAATGGGTAATACCTAGCGTCGTTCATGACACCTCTAGACTTTTAATTTCACTACGCTTAAATTGTCCACTGATAGCCATGTACATTATACCGCCATCAATGATCTCAGCTGGGAATGTAGCTTCGCCTTCGTATAAATAGCAGTTGGCATTCTCCACGATATTGATAGTTGGGTATGAACCGTCAGTAGTATAGTAAATGTGAATGTCTGAACTATTTACTCCTATACTTGCTGGCTTCTGGAAAATGTCCGTTTGAGGAGATAAGGTGAAAGAGATCTTAACTTCTTCCTCAGATCCGTTCAACTGGCCTACAACTGATATTGCTGGAACATCCACTTCTGTGAACTTATCACCATTACCTTCATAGGGTTGCAATACAACTACAGGCACGTTGTCCTCATTCTTTGTAACCAAGAGTACGTGTTGTCTAAGTTTCTGTTCAATAGAGTACTGCTTATCAGCCTTACGTAGCAGCACATCAGCTACCTCGTCAGGATCGTCATTCCCTTTAACTTTGCCACTCGTGGCTTTAGCAATAAGTATCCAGGCTTTCAGTTGACGAGGACGGTTGTCTTTGAGCTGAGAGAGTCTAAGGAGAATGTCATCCTCAGCTGTTCTCATCTCCAAGCGTTCAGCCTCTGTAATGCCTACATACTTTAAGGTACCAAAGTCTGTATAGAGTGTGTTCATTAGCTTAGTTGCGTCAGCTGGTCGAATGGTTTTAATTAACCCATCGTATACAGAAGGCACGTCAGCGTCTAATTCATCGTCCCACTCTTCATCAACAGCAATAGCCGCGTGCTTGAGTGTGATATTAGCGCCTACAGCATCGAATACACATTCCAAGTAAATGTTCTGATTCTCGTCCACAGAGAATGGTGTCTCTAGACCATAGATCCTAACCAAAGAGTCGGCCTTAATATCTTTGTACAAGTAGGAGCGCGGAACTACCTTTACATAAGAGTGGTCAAAGGTGTCTCCACCTGGCTGGTCATTGTTTCTCAAAGTTCTAATCACTTTGAATGGATGAAAATTCTTAGTATCTGGAGAGCATCCTAAGCTCTGCCATACTCCAGTAGCATCCGGGCTTGTAGGTGCTACACCAGCGGCAGCCTCTTCAGCAACAACTCGGTAGGCACAGCGGTCTCCTTCAGGAAACACGATTGAAGCTACAGTGCCTTGTGGGTAGCCCTCATCCTCACCATTTCCAAAGAAGTTCCAGCTCAGATAATTGAACGAGCCTCCAGATGGTGTGATATCAGGTAGTTTAATCTGGCCTAGAAGCTCGATACCACAATGTGGTGAATCAAGGTGAACTGGCTTAATTTGCACTGTGTTCTCATTACCTACTAGCTTCCTGGTACCTACATACACATCCAGGCTAGACTTAACTTGATATGGCGCGGAAGGACCGCAGGCCAAAGCTGGGATGTTAAAGTCTGTAGTGAGGAATTCAAAGCCGCAGCCGTCGTCCAGGGTTTTTAAACCTATCACAGTGGAAGGCTCCTTAGACAGGTCATACGTGACTGTCATTGCGTTCTTAGGGCCTAACGACAACGCGCTACACTGTGTGACAAAGTTTGGGAGTCCTAGGTTAAGCTCACCTGTTAGTTCTGCACCACAGTTGTTACCTTCATTGCGTTGTAGTACAATGTTGTTCCAACGCTTCTTTCCTGTAGTATCAGAGACTGCAGGAATAACTGTAGCTGCATTAGCTTTAATGACTAGGCCAGAGGAACTAAATGTAATACCTCCACCACAGTCAGGAATTGGTAACTCAATGTCCACTTCTTCCAGATTCCATTTACACGGAGTATTCGGATCCTTGATGGCGTTGAAATCTATCTTGTCTTCTAAGACATGGTTATCAATGGTGTGGAACTGAATCTGACCATCGTAAATAATACCACCAGGGTAGCAAGGGATAACCAATTCTGGAAAGGTGACTTCAAAATTACATTGATCTTCTGCTTGCTCGATAGTCAGAGGCAGGCTAACTGGGTCAGCATCAACAGACGATCTAACTATCACATCCGTAGGAACAAAGTTAATACCGTCTTGGCAAGGTATGTTCAGGTCAACTGTACCTCCCAATCTAAAATCACAGCAACTAGCGGTCGGTCTAAATCCTACCGTACTTTCGGTCACATCTTCACGGTCGTGAACACGAATTGTAATGTCTCCATGGACTCTAGGTCCGTCAGGATAACACGGAATGGTAATCTCAGGCATCCTAATGTCAAAGGTGCAAGGCTCTGACGTAGGAGTGATTGTAACTATATGCTGAGTAGTAGGGACTATTGGGCAAGTGGAGTTAATCTCCATGATACCAGGGTTGAAGGAAATACCCTCTTCACATGGAATCTCAGGGATTGTAATGGTAATGTCATCGCCTACAAAGTCCCATATACAGTCGGCGTCAGGACGTTTGTTAATCGACAGACTTGATGTTGTAGACGTCTGGTTATTCAGATCAATTACGCTGATCTTTGCAGAACCTTTTATGTTCGGCCCGTACGGATAACACGGGATGACTATAGGTGGAATGACAATGTCGTAGTCACAGAAATCAACCTTATCCTGCTTAATGCTGACGGGTATTACGTCCAACTCTGTACCTCCTGGTTTACCCAACACGGAGATTTCATGAGGCTTGAACACTATACCATTTTCACAGCTTTCCGGTGGTGGAAAGATTTCGGGGATGATAGGGAATTCCACGAATGTAGGAGCACAGATCTTTGTGATATCTGGTAAGTCGATAGGGTCCAGATCAATCGTAACGTCCACGATATCTGGCAACTTACAGGTATTGGGTTTAGCAGACGAAGGCAGTTTCAAATACTCTGCTTGAAACTGCCCTGTCTCTTTGAGAATCTTACTGAGGTCTTGGTTAAGCTGTGCCATTTGCTCTTACTTTAAGCCAAGCTGCATATATAATCAAGCCCGCCATTGCTGCAGGGAACGTTCCTCCCGCAATACTCAACAATGCGGTAGCTAAGTCCAGCCCTGACAAGAATTTGGCAGAATAGACAGCTACATTGATAAACAAGGATAGCCATAACGATAAACAGATTTCACATTCTAACAACCTGGTGAAGAAGTTGTCAGCTACATACCTGTTCAAAAACTTGGCATAAGTCATCTGCGGGTCATCAACCGATAGGGCAGCATAGTCGTTGATCTTAAGCTTTTCCTGCCAGCTAAGTGGGAGCATCCGGCCGTACTCCACTATCGCATCAGATTTATACCAAACTGCCAAGAGATAAGCTACAGTCAGTCCAACCGCAATATACATTAAGGTAAACATAACATCAAAAGCACAAAGGCCAGGCAGCGTAAATACACCACCTGGCCTTTATACTCAAACTATTACTCGCCTGCTTCCCTCTGGGCTACCACATTCTCCTCAGCCTCTTGCTCGATAAGCTCTTTAATCTCTTCCTTAATACGCTTGATATTCTCTGCCTTAGTCTTAGCGTACTCTTTCTTGTCCTTCTCTTCTTGGATCAATTCACAGTAGAGGTTGTATACACGAATCTGTGTATTAAGCTGTTCTGGAATCTTTGCCATAATTAGTTCTTTGCTGCTTCAGTCGCTGGTCCGAATTTCCTCAAGAGTTCTTCGAACACTTCTCGTTGACCTAAAATCATCAACTTCATCTGTTGAAGCTTCTGAATCTGCTCATTGTGCTTGTTGATTGCTTCATTGATTTTGTTCAATGAATCTTCTCCGTTTGCACGGTAGAGCTGCAGGTCTTCTAGAACCTTTTCAACGGTCACCGGAGGAATGGTTATAGTAGCTGTACCATTCAACGATGCTTGAGTTTCTACTTTCTGTTCATCTGCCATAATTAGCCTTTGTTAATAACGTTGTTGTCGTAATATCGCTCACGACTGCGAAAGTGTCAAATGAAAAAGCGCAGGATTTCGGTCCTGCGCTTGTGAGATCTTTTTAGCTATTAGATCGCGCGAAGTACGACAGTGACATTCATGCCAGCCAATGGTGAAATTGTGCCGGAGAAGTCAAGAGCTACACGGTCACCTGCTGCCAACACGAGGTCAGCTGCAGTAGCTGTGAGTGTCGGGGTGATTACAGTGTTAGCTGTTGCAGTAAGGTCAATAGAACCTGTGTGCAATGCCGCACCTGCCGAAGCAGCCTGAGTACCTGTGCACTTCTTGGCTACTACAGCGGCACCGGCGCCACCTGCTGTACCGTGAACTTCCTTAATGCTTACGACTTCATATGCACGGTCTGCAATGAAAATCGGGATGTCTACGGCGTCAGCTGCTGCTGGGCCTGAATAGGTGATTGTAGTACGACCTACTGGAACATAGTTAGTTCCGGTAGCGAGCCAAAGCTCCTTGTTGGAAAAACGGACGCTGCTGGCTGCACGACCTGTTGCTGCAGGAAATGAGCTATTAGCTTTACGAACACTGGATGCATCTGCCATAAATTAGCCTTTGTTAAATGTTTCGTTCTTTATTGAACTTACATTAAGTGTAGCCTTATTACACTAAGGTGTCAATATTATAGCGAATATTACACTACCTTGCGGATGAAACCCATGTATCCAATAGTCTTACTCTGGATATCTCTAAGGATGTAAGCGTGATTGTGGATCTTAATTAGCTTACCAGCGGTATCTATAATGTCGTAGGTTAGGTCAAAATCGCGCATTTCGCGTACAGCAGAACTCCACTCGTCAACTACGTATTCTCGCTGTTCAGGATGTATAATGATCTTCCATCCTTGGCCCAGTACCTCATCAGGTGTTCTGCCAGTTAGTCGGCAGTATGCTCGGTTAACGAAGATTGTGTTACCTGGTGCATCCGTTTCGAATATAGCTGTATCGCTCTGATTGGCGAAAGATACTTGGCGTTGATCCAGTCGGACGACAGTATTCAACACATGGTCGATAGATACTTTTAGTCCTTCCATCTTGTCACGCAAGCTACCTCCTCCGTTGGGAAGCATCTCCTTGGCAATGACTACACAACTCTCTTTAAATTTCTTCTGCTCTTTGAGTTTGCGGTTAATGGGCTTGTATATGTATTTAAACCCGCCCCAAATAGAGCCGAGCGAACTAGCTACAACGCCAGCTGTTTTTAATGCAGCAATCCAGTCGATCATACCGAAGCTTCTTCCTCCTGTTGATATGTACCAAAGACCTTTGTATAGAACTTGTCTATTTCGTTGCCTTTGTACGACATCTTGTTCTTAAGAAAAATTTCTTTACCCCAAGCTTTTTCCATATCTGAATCTGGAACGCCTAGGTCATGAAGGAGGCCATAAAGCTTAATTTGCGTAGTACCTACTTGATAAACGAAGAGTGCTCGGTCAGGATAGAAAATAACCTTACCACCAAAGCCAGATCCAGGAGCTACGTTGACGTGAGCTTCTGCTTCACCTGACTCTTTGATCCTGGAATAGATTCCAGGTTTTAATCTCTGTTGACCAGTTGTAACATATTCAGAGCCGTTAAGAATGCAAGTATTGCGCTCAGTAACCCACGGAATGGTTGCAATGGTTGTTGTCTTCTCATCCACGATTTTTCCAGTGTTCTTATCTATCATCTGGAATTTAGCACGGAGAGGTATCGTTACATCCTTCTTATCCATGAGAGCCTGGTTCTGTTCTTTGTAACTGAACGGCTTCTCTGGCTCGTGAAGTTTGATGTCTACGACCTTGAGCTTATAAGTAGGCGACTCAAGTTTGTTTAGCGCCTTCTGAAAGGATTGTGCAGCATTCTCATTAACCCACTTGCGTGTTTTAATGGGATCAAACCAACCTCTAGCGTGGTCGGGAATTGAAATGTCGTAAATGGGGTTTACGTTCGTGTTCATGCATACCTTGGAATACTTGTCGGAGCTTGTGAGGCTCCACCAGCGTTATTGTAAATGTTGATTGGTTGTTGATTACCGCCACCGTTGTTACCCATCCAACCTAGCGCACCTACACCCAACAGTGCTAGCAAAATCTTACCCCAATGATCTTGCATGAAATTACCCGCCTGAAATTTGCCAAGGTCTCCCATCTGCAACTTACCTTCACCATTTAACTGTCCTACTCCGTATGTTTTGTCGGAAACAGCTTTGTCAACGGCGCTGCGAGTATAGTCATCGTTATTGTAGAAGTAAGCATCTCGTTCACTAAACCCCTTGTTAGCGTCGGACCACCTAGCATTATTCATCCTTTTGTCGATTTCCTTTTGCTTCCAAGAATCAGGCGTTAGCATTCTTTGAGCAGCCCATAGAGGATGGAAACCAGTACCAGGATTAGTAGCAGCAGTATTTTGAGCTTCTGTATCAGCGTTGGCAGAGAAATTAAAACCTCCAGGCATAGCCGGAGAAGGAGTAGCTGATGAAGCTGGAGCTGTTACAGGTTTAGGGAGCGAACTCGTTGGCGCTGAAGCTTGAACAGAAGACGTTTGATTGGTCTGTGCTTGAGGCTGTGGTTTAGCAGGACCGGCAGCAGCTACTTGCGTAGACTGCGCGATCTTATCCAGCTCATGCAGCACACCTTCGTAAAACGCCTTATCGTTCATTAGGCTCCTTGAATGGAATTAAGTTCTGCAGCTACAGCTTCACAAAACTTATCAACCTTAGGTGTAGACCCCGCTGTCTTCATTTGCTCTTGGGCTCTCTGAAGCTCGGTTAAATAACGCTTCTTGGATTCATCTACCTTACCTTGCATTTCATGACCTTTATATTTGTCATAGACCATCTTAGTGCCTAGAAATCCGGCTGGTAATCCGGCAAGTAGTGGAAGCAAGGAACCAATAGTTGTAGGAGACTCGCCCATACCTATTGGAGGTAGTTCTCCAAACGAAGCTGTTTTCGGAGAGGTGAAAGCGTGTGGCTCAAACTCACCGGTGTTTAGCTGGCCGCCCATAGCTGTTTCTTCTTGAGCTTGACCTGGAGGTACCATTAGTTTAACAGCCTTTTGCTGAGGCTTTGGTTGACCCTTTACTCTGTGCATCATCTCTGTGAGAGCTCGGAGACCTGCGAAACCGCCACCACCAGCTAGTGCTGATAAAGCAAATAGCTCTTGTGGGTAAAATTCTCTCATGTCAGCAATCTTATTCATGTTCTGGTTCCTCCTGGGCTTTGAGTTTGGCTCGAGCTTCTAGCACGTCCTGGTTCTCAGTATAAATTACAAAAATCTTGTACTCACCACGAGGAGTCCAGTTAGCAGACTTTTCGATGATCTGGTACAACTCATGATCGTTATAGAGCTTATTAAGAGCATCGGCATCCTCATCGTCCACTCCTGGGCTAAGCATCACGTTCTTGACCTTAAGCTTAGGTAGTGGAGTTTCTTTAACAGGAATACCGTGGGCAGCTTCCCACGCATCAATCATCTTCTCGGGATCGCTACCCTTGAATAGAGCCTTACTGATTTCTTCTTCCGATCGCACTTCAAATGGAATGTCAGATAGTGCGTTTTGAAATACGAAACTCTCACGCTCTTTAATCTTGTTAGCCATATTATCTCATTCCGGAAATTTGATTCTCTTGTAGAGCTGCTTGTAAGCTACGGATGGCGTCCTCGTATTGCTGTTTCTCTTGAAGCTTCTTCTGAATCTTGTCGTCAGAGTCCTGGTTTCCTTTGTAAGCTCCATATCCTAATCCTGCAGCACCCAAACCTAGAGCGGCGGCGGAACCAGCACCAACGGTACCTAATCCTTTAAGAGCAGCAGTGATTGATCCCACGGAGGGTAAACCTAGTGCTTGCTTCTCTAACGCAGATTCAAAATCTTGTAGAGTCGAACCTTGCTTATCAAGTTCGTAGGCGATACCTGCCTTAATATCTTGTGGTGTCCATCTCATATGCTCTTATCTTACTATTATAGGAGGCAAATTGTCCATCATGTTTAGAGAGAACGTCATACAAAAGACGCCCAATTCCAAACCCTGCAACGCCTAAAAGAACTTTAGATACCTTGCTGAGCTTCATGTACTTAGCAATCGCGACGCCTACAGCTGAGCCTAGAGCTCCGGTTAGGAGTCGTGGTAGCTTATCTCCATCAGATAACACTTCTACAATTTTTTGTTTCTGTTGAGGTGTTAATGTTGGGTCAGCTAATACAGCATTCTGTAGTTCTTGGTTATTGGACGGCATCGCCTGGTGCTGTTAATGTTGGAGTCTTGCCTTGCCCTGCTCGGAAAATGTGGTCAGGGAATGTTGTTCTAGAAATTGCGTTGGCTCCACCTAGAGCTAAGCCAGGTAGCAACATTCTACGTAGCATGGTTGTCTTGCTCTGGTTCTCATTAGCATTTTCTTCCGGTGTATTGAAGAAGTGTTGTTTGATGCCATGATAACCTAAACCTAGACCTGCTCCTAAAAGACCTGCCTTGCCTGCATTACCTAACGTCTGACCTAGTGTATCATCACCAGGGTTAGAGTCACCAATTCGACCGGGAGCGTTTAACATGACACCAGGTGCATTAACAGCTGTGTCTAAGGCTCCACCGGCCGCACGGTTAAAAAAATCGAGGACGCCTCCTTGGGCATCCTTAAGTAACTCTTCTGCAGCTTTGAGCATACCTTCTTTAATAGCCTCAGCGTTCACATTAGGTATAAACGCAGGCTGAGCTAGTTGAGCTTTCGGCTTCTTTTTCTTTACGATAGCTTTCCACCTTTGACCACCAGTATGTTTGAAAGTGTATGTAGGATTTCTTGTACCTTCTTGTAGAGTAAAGTAAATGGAACCAGGATCAGCGCGATGGACTTGTGCTTTACCTTTTCCTGTAGAATCCTTGAATAGGTCTGGAAGCGGTACATCAGGAATCTTTTCTAGATCTACATCTTCGTCAGCTAGATCTCCTTGATGTTTGAAGCTATAAGTCTTCATACCATCAGAGAAGTGAATATGTCCTGGTGCTTTGGACCATTGCCACATTTGTTGACGCTCGATGCTTGGAAACATATTGCCTCCACCCATTTCAAAGATACTCTCGCCCTGCTTATGCAGATCAAGTGTCTCCTTTACTCCCTTAATGAATTCGTCAAAATAGAGGTCCATATTAGAAAGTCTTAGGGGCTACAGCATAGTTGCTGGTCATCTGACGTGGCTGGTTGTTTACAGGATAAACGATCGGAGTACCCTTAGGCAGCATGGGATTCTGAGATGTTGTTGTAGGTTGACCAGGACCCATTAACATATTTAGATTTGGACTTGCAGGCCCTTGTGGAGCCATAGAAGGTCCGCTCATAAGATCCGCTAACTTAAGTCGTAGACCGCCAGTTTTTGGAAGCATACCACCACCTGGTGGCATAGCCGGCTTGCCGATTTGAGGCATGTGGCTATTCATTGGAATAGACGGGAAAGTAGTGTTTAGAGGTTTACCTCCACTCATTGGAGCCTGCTGTGCCGCATTAGGAGTTGGATTAGCATGAGGCTGTACTTGAGGCTTAGGTACCATAGGACGTTGACCCATTGGTTGATTTACATTACCAGCACCTTGTCCACTTGGATTAAATTGTTGTACAAAGCTTTGACGAGGACTTTGCTGCTGTGGGTATTGTTCTTGCATCCACTGCATATACTTATCTACAGCCACATCGTAGTCATCCTTTTGATAAGGCTGTTCCATCATAGCCTGCTGTGGGTTAGCACCTAAAGGTTGCTGACCTTGTGGCTCTAGTGAAGACTGACCTGGTTGTGGAGGCTTAACTCCAGACAACTGTTGAGCAATCTGAGCTTCAGGATCCGAATGTTCTCCAGGCATTTCATGCGGAGTATTACCTCCAGCTATTTCTGGGCTACCTTGTGCGGCTGAGCGAAGAGCTGCTTCTGGGTCATTGTGTTCAGTAGGAAGCTGTGAAGGATCGGATGGTGCGCCGGCCAATTCAGGAGATAGTTCCGGGGATTCTTCAGGTGAGGTTGAACCATCTGGAGAAGCGTTACCCTTACCTCCAAAGAAATCTTTAATACGGTTCCAACCCAAACCACCTAACCCTGCTCCACCTAGACCACCTAACATCAAACCCATCATAGGATTCTTTGTAAGCAAACCTAAAATGAGCCCGATTAAGCCACCGCCTGCTCCACCAGCTAGAGCACCTTGTCCACCGCCCTGTTGTAAACTTGAAAGTAACTGTTGGACCATCGGACTGTCCATCCAACCTTTTTCGCCTTCTGCCATCTTCATTAAGGCGATTTGAGCCAGGTCATTGCCAATCTTAATTTTGATTGTCTTGTCACCTGTAATTTGCTCAAGCTCATCAAAGGCTTCTGCCCACTTATGTTGGATTTCAGCGGCTTCCTTTAGCATGCCTTCTAGGAACGTAACGTCGCATCCCTGTTCTGCAGCTTCTTTGAGGAAACCAGCTTCGAGTTGTTGATAATTTGTGTACACCATAGTTTATCTTTCTCGTGATGAGAATCTACTGCTAGTTAAGACTATACTAGTAAACTTTATTTGAGAAAGCAACTTAAAGTTGTACAGCTCGAAGCTGATGTTGTCTGATGGTTCTCTTAAGTTCTTCGTATCTACCGGCATGAGTCCCCAGGCTGTTTATATGCTTAATCATGTCTTCACACTGCCAGTGCCAGTTTCGGCCTAGGACAGCTCTCAATACTGTAACATGGTTGTCTGCGGTTAACCCGAGCCCGATAGAAAACCTCGATAAGCGTTCTCTATATCTACGGGATTCAGGGCTGACGAGCTTACTAGGGCCGACAGTAGGGCACCCCCATGAGCTGAAGAAATGAATTCCTTTATCCCTAGTTTGTCGTTGTCTAGGAACGTTCTTGACCAGATACCACTTAAGAGCGTCTGAAACTTTCCTGATTGGTAGTAGTCTGACGTGTCCAAATCCATATACCTTTCCTTTCAATCTTACAAAATCGTGAAGCTCCTTAAACTCTACAGTCATTGAACGGTAGTATGCAGCTGTAAATTGCCTGTAGAACTTAAGACTAGCTTTATCTTTTAGCGTTCTGTAAATACGCATCCATCTCTGAGCCTGGTCGAAAGCTCTCCAGTCAAAGTTAGGACAATCCGAAGGTAGTAGCACAGCCGCATGTATATGTACTCTACCGTCATCAGCTCTTGTAAGAACTCTCAAGCCTTTAGTAAATTTCTTCGACAGAATGTTCAGGAAGAATGATCTTAACTTCTTATTTGCTTTTTGTGCATCATATACATCTCTATCCAGCGTGAGCAGAAGATCACCAATTGGACCTTGCTCAGCTAGGTGGTTGTAAGCGTGTACAACCTTGGTGGTTATTCGTCTGCGTGAATACATGCGAGTGTTTGGCAATATCACACAAGGTATTGCCTATGTCAAGAAACAGAAAACCCCACCTGTTGTTACAAGTGAGATTGAATCTTACTGTGCTGTAAGTTACTTAGAGGCTATTGCTGGCTGTTGCTTTGCGAAAACGTTAGCGTTGTACTGCATACGGTTCTTAACACCTTGCAGTGGAGTTGTCTTAAACTCATTGTTGTTCAGGTACTCCTGGGCTGCTCCTGTATAATTACTCTTCTGCAACATGTTAAGAGCTTTCGGAGAGCCTGGTAGGTCTCCTCTGTAGTAACCGTTGATGATAGCTCCCTGTAGCTGAGGGTTATACTTTGGAAGATCGGGAAAAGCTTTCTGAGCTGTGTTAGAGACCGACAACATCTTTTGAGCGAGCAGCTGGTCTCCCTGTTGGGGTGTAATTCGCTCTACGCCTTGATTTACGCGATCGAAGTTAGGTTTACCACCAAAGAGTCGATCCCAGATGCTGCGATTGCCTGGTGACAGGTTAAAGCCGTATCCGACTGCATTGTGTTGTCCTGCTGGATCCTTGTAGGACTTTGGTGAGAATCCTTCGAAGTACTTCAGCAAGTCCATGACGTTCGTCTGAGCGGCTGGAGGAACAGCTACATCTGCAGCTGCCTTTGTCATACCACGCCAGAATGCTTTACTAGTGTCTGCCATACTCAATAAGAGTAACATACACAGGAATAACTTGAGTACTAAAAATTTCATGGGAAGAGCCCACCTGTTGGGGATGGGCTGTGTGAGGAATGATTACTTACTTTCCGGAGTGCCTGCAGCGATGTTTGCCGATACTGCCTCAGCAGCACGTACTTCGATGTCGAGTACGCCTGTAATGAGACGAGTGCCCTCGCCGAGGTCTGCATCAGCGGATACTGTTACCTGAACGGTTCCGAGAGGACCGGCAGTTACAGCATCAGCAGACAGACCGTCTTCACTGACTGTTACAGTGATGATTGAAGGGTCGGATGAAGCCCAGGTAGGAAGTCCATCAATCTTAGCTGGGTTTCCAGCCTTGGTGAAGAATCCTACAGAGAGCTTAACTTTCTGTTCGTCTGTTAGAATTAGTGCCATTTGTTTTCACCTCCTTTTCTTCTATGCTGACGACAAAGATCTCTGCACGGTATGCTTTAGCCTTCTTAGGGTCAGTTAGTCTGTTAAAGACCAAGCCGACCAGAAGGGCTAGTAGGCAGATTATGTCCATCACATATAAGTATCGCAACATTGATACAGGAGGTCAACTGATAGCTAAAAAATAAACACACGAATGAGGCCTGGGGAAATCTCCTAGCCTTGCACCTCACTCCACCCAATCCAGCGTTGAAGCCTAGACGAGTGAAGTGAGGGAGCTGAGCCAAGAGGAGATAGTTATTTGGTTGCGCTGTACTGTTTGATGAATTCCCCGTAGGGAAGCCAAGTATTAACACAGTCTTTCACGAATGATACAGACTCCTGAGGCTTCATGTCATGCATTCGAGTCCACACATAGACTTCGGTACCATCGTTAGTATTCTTGTACCTACGTGCGATGTATAGACCAGAGAAGTTGATGCCATAGAAGTTCTCAATCTTATCAGTGATCTTGTCTCTCAAGTTGCATGAGAATAAAGTGGAAGTGAGTGATTGGCCTGCAACTACCAACTGATCCAGTAAGCCAATACAGGACCTGCCTCCTTTATGCCACCATTCTTCAGTGTCAATTGCTTGGTATTGTCGAATAGTACTACCAATATATAGTAGTTGCTTCACCATCCAGTGAATTTGGTTGATGTGGAAGTCTCGACGATAGGCAGGCATCTCACACTCAGCTAGCTGCAACTCCCACTTTTCAAGCTCAGCAACGATTTCGTGTTTTAATTGCTGTTCAGTCTTTATCATAGCTTTTCAAGAACTCCCAGAACTGAGGCCAGCTCTTCCTCACGCAGTTCTTGTTGGAGTAGGTGACCTTGTTTCGATTGATTACTTTGGCGAGCATGGCAGAGGCCTGGACTACACGGTGGTCATCAGAGATAACTTCCTTGTCGTCCAGTACAGCTCTGATAGCCTTCTCCATCTCCACAATCCGGTTAGACTCGTGATTCTGGAGTTGGGGCCATCTAGCTTGCCCTTCCTTAGCTGACATGTAGCTGAATGCTCTAGCCAGACAGTAGTCCTCAGCTTGGGTAGGTTCCCAGTCGTCAGGACGAGCAGTGCCATTCATTGCAGCTTCAAACAACTCTGCCTGAGCTTTGATGGTTGGATCTTTACGAGCTCTCCACCGATCGTTGTAGCGTTCTGAAACATTCCAGTGTGCCATGGCTTGCAGAGTCACCACGAACTTGTGAGGCATCTTAGCTGGGTCTATGTTGCTGATGTTCAGGTTGCCACACATGAGAGCAGCAGAAGCCCATTGAGAAGTACCGCCGTCGAGCTTCAACAGCTCTTCGAAGGACTTGCCCCATATCTTAGACCTGTCGTTCTCGATCATACGCTTGAGGAGAGTGCCTTCCTTGGTGAGTACCACGTCTTCTTCGTACCAATGCCAGAAGAGGTACTTCATAAACCGGTAGAGTGTGGCAGACTCTCCCACGTTCAGATTACGCTCTCCGTTGTGCCAGTGGTTGTGAGCTGCCCAAGCGCGTTCAATGTCATCAGAGACAGCTGCCATGTTGTTACCCAGGTCCTGTGTTCCAATGTCTCTCTTACCAGCAAGCATGTCCAGGTAGATGCAGCGAATAGCCCAGGACTTGTCGAATGGTATGTGTTTGTCTTTCATGTCTTTTTTGAATTTGAGTAAGTGCTGAGAAAGTAGTGTTCATTCTTCTTGAGTAGATTCAAGGTATTCAGTTCAGCAGTACGAACCTTACGAATGAACTGAGCAAAGGGAACATTGCGAGTAATGATCTTACCTTTCACTATAGTACGTACATCCATAAACCCAGAGCCTACATAAGCTTTGATAAAGATAGCAGGTAGTCCACTCTCGTTGGACGTTAACCAGATTCTATCATCCTCTTTTAGCTTACTAACTCTCTTCTTGAGGTTTTTGGATAGCAGTACAGAGTCCTTTGCATAGAGTAGTTTGTCTATGTGTTTGATACGTTCTTTTTCTGTAAGCATATAGTTGTTGTATGGATGGCTAATATCAAAAAGGAGGATAATAAGCTAAAGATGTTTACCCTACCCTTTGCCCTACTGCCAAGTCCATGACCGGAGGTATTGTAGGTTTAGCTTTACCTGTAGGCCTGATGGTTAGTAACTTGTACCACCTGCAAGCTTCCTGCCTGACATAGTTCTTCAACTTCTCCTCGTCTGTATTACCGAACGCCTTGTAACCGTATGTACGTGTTAAGGGTTGTTGCTGGCAATATCTGATTAGCAGGTTCCTGATTGTAGTACATGGATCCTCTCCGATGTTGAACTGACCGATGTCCAACCTAAAGCTGTGAGTTGTTCTTAACTCCAGACAATAGGGATTAAAATGGGGATCGTTAAGCACCTTGAGGAATAAGTTTTCACCTTCCTCCATTCGGTTGTGTGCTGAAGCTACGTTCAAGAATAGCATTTCTTTTTTGACTGGTTCTAGGGAGGCTGCTATACGAGGCTGATCATAATAGCGGCCGGCCTGTTCCTTAAGGATCTCGTAGTCAACCCAACCTATGAAGATTTGCTTTTCTCCACCCTTGGATTGATAGAGGTGACCTGGAACAAGATCACGACTTTTAATGACCTTGGTCGAACCCACTTCTGATGCCAAGAGAAGAGCGTCGTGTAATTCAGAACCTGTACGAACGAGCTTCATCTCTGCGTTGACCTTACCCCAAATGAATTGACAGCCTGGCCGACCGTGATTGACTGTTGATTGTTTAATGACGTCCAACAGTACGTCTTCTCTCAAATCTACGTAGTAACCATTTTCGGTTACAACCTTGTATGCTCTCCCACCATTACCCCTGTGTTCCAGGTTGATGATTTGAATGGAGAACGGATCATTGTTTCTCTTCTCTTCTTTGATGTCGTTAGACTCTACATAAGCCTTCTTGTTGTTATCATAATATCTTCGATGGTTTTTCAGCCACTGAGCACCTGTTTCACAGGTACCCTTATTCTTAGCATCAGACACATAAGCTGGTCTGACCTTACCTACAACTGTTCCGCCATCCTCAACGTCGTCCCAAGTAAAGGTGACGTCACGTTCAGGACCTGCGTAGTAGATTACTTCTTCAGGTATATTTCCGGATTTAACTCTCATATCTAAAAAAAGGGGCGGAGCAAAACGCACAGCTCCACCCCAATCCATGGAGTGCCCTTCTTCGAATGACCCCTAACACACCAATCCAAACAGACAGACACGTCTGCCTTAGCCATCCCTCCTCGGACTCCTGCATGTTACTCCACTCGTGCACGCCGCCCCCGCAAGCAACAGGTAAAGGATACCTGATCGCACGAGTGAAATTAAAAAGCTTTAGCAACAGGCTACAAAACCCATGCTTATTGAATTATACCACTTTTGCCCTATTCCCACAGGGAGGGGGCAGCAACTCCCTGCCACCCCCTCCTTGAGCTTACCGTGGATGCCTGGTTAGTAGTTTCCGGGCAACTTCGGATCTGTAGTACTGCACATGGTGAGGC